GAGCTATATTTGAAGCAGCTGTACCACCCAAACCGGTGCCTAGCATACTACCACCCACTGTAAGTGCAACTTTTGCCCACGGTGGGATAGGTAGGCCCTGAACAGCACGTTGAGTTAAAAACTGACCGCTTAAGCCACCTACTACTTCACCACCTGCCCTTGGAAGATCTCCTTGAACAAGGCTGCCAGCTCCGTACAGGAGAGGTGCTGCTCGGCCAGCAAGTTTAGCTGTTTTACCTTGAGGATTTATATTTTGTGCAGCTTTAGTTGCTTGATCAGTAGCTTTTTTTGTTTGTCCTTTTAAATTTTCATATCCTTCTGCCATTCTTTTTTTAACATCATCTAGATTCATAAATCCTTTTGACGTTTGTTCAGCAGATCTTTGAGTAAAATCTTTTAAAAAATCTCGATCAACTGGTGAGCTATATGCCGAAGATCCTGCAGAGCCAAGTTTGTCTGTAGCATCTTTTAAAAGACGATTATATACCTGTATAGCCTGGGTACGATCCATGCCCCTAGACATTAGTTGTGCTATTGCCTGTTCATATTGATTCATTTTTTTTACTTTTGTTTTGCCTATATATACTAAATTTTACCAGATCTAATCTCATTATAAGCATCTAACGGCATTAGCTTGGGTCTATTAGCTTCTGCAATTAAACGGTTCGCTAATTTACCTGCTGCAACACCAATAGCAGATCCCGTTGCTGCTCCGGCAGTTGCACCAATACCTGGTCTACCTACTCTAGTACCTAATTTAGAACCTGCAATTGCACCTACAGTACCTCCTACAGCAGTTGTAGCTGTAGGAATAGTGAAAGGAAATCCAATAAGGCGTGCCTCAGGAACACCTTGTAAATTTTCCATTGTTCCTTTTAATATTCCTAAATCACCTACACCTTTATCTTGATATAAATAATTCATATAATTACCATACCGTTGTGGAGTTAGATCAGGTATATCTTCTTTCGCCGTAGAATACTTAAGGGGTCTTCCTGTTCTACCCAGGAAAAATCTTTCAAACATTTCTTGAACAGGCTGACCGGTTTCTCTTCTATCTTTGGCACCTAATGGTGCATATGATTGTGCATATCCTTTAGGCCTAAATTGTTCTTCTGGATTGGTTATATCATAAGTCCCCATCTGACTTGCTACTGGAATACCAATACCAAGTTTAACAGCTGCTCTGGCAGTAGGCTCACTACTAACACCTGCAACATTAAGTGCAAGATTTGTTGCTCTATCAATAACTGCTAAAGGATGATTATATTTCCACCAATAAGATCTGGTTCCATCATTAGCAACATCAACTAATAAACGAGAAGCATATGCACCTACAAATTGTTCAGGATTTTGTAAAGGAGTAATATTTTTTTCTTCAACTAATTTTTGATAAAATTTCGGACTTAAGGAGGATTTGCCATATGCATCTCGATACTCATCAGTGCCTGGTTTAAAACCAACTAGGTCACCAGTAACTTCCCGTCCTGATTCAAAGCCTTGTTTAACTTGTTGAGGCAGTTGTTGTAGCCGATTAACAAAACGATCAATAAAACCTAATGGTTTTGTAGCTTTAGTATTCATCACTCTCTCCCATAGCATTTCTTAAATAAGCACGCAGCTCTTCAGGGGCTTCTACACCTAATTGCTGTGCTAAACGATTCGGTAAGCCTTGCATCTGAAACTGTGTGCCAGGGGCTAAAGCCTGTGTTTGCAAACCATTTTCAACTTGTCTCTGCCTGGCTTGCATATATAGTTGTTGCTCTTGAGACATATCCGTAGGCATAATTCCTGCACCAAGTAATTGCTCTGCTGCTACAGGTGACAGCATTGATGCAAGAATATTTACACCTGTCTCAGTATTGGAAGGTGTATAAACAGGTCTAGTTTTACCAGTTGGTTTACCGGCTTTATCTAAAATGTTAACTATGCCTTGTGTGCCAGGGGCTAATCTCCTGGTCAAAGCAAGAGCAGGAACGTTAACTGCAAGATCAGTTATTCCGTATTTTAGAGCGTCCTTAGGGCCACCTGTAATAAGACCAAAAAGACCAGCGATGCCTGCACCAGGGAGCGCGCTCTGGAGGACGTTCATTAGGCTGCCTGCTATTTTAGGTGCTGCCATTATTTATACGCAATATTTATATTGTATAGCAACTAAGTTTATGCCTTTTGGTTGGGTTCTGACTCTTGCTTATCAACTACTTTAGTGCCTTCTTTTTGATCTTTAGGTAAGGCTTTTTGTCTTTTCGCAGCAGGCAATAAATCGCTAACAGAAAGATTTCCTTCAAATTCATTTTCTGCTCTTCTTTGAGCCATTGCTAAGAGATTATCATTTGGATCAGGATTGGTTAAAGTAGGCATTGGATTTTTTGCACGTTTTGAAGGCTCTATTGTTGGGCTGAATCTATATGCTTCCATCCACAGGGGTTGGAAATCAGGTTGGTCTTCTGGTCTTTTTTTGGTAAGGGGCCGTCCATTTTGGAAGTCATATGATTTTCTATTGAACCTACCTAAGCCTTCAAATAATTCATAGTCACTTGGCTGTGGATTTTTAGTATCAGCAAAATAAGGACTGTTACGAACATAGTTAAGATCAGGATTTAAAGTAATCTGTCTAGCTTTAACAGCATTTAAAAGATCTCGTTCATCAAACCTAGAAGGTCCAAAAGGCCCTGTCTGGTCATCTGCTTTAGCTCGGAACAAATCGCCAAAGGAGAGCTTTTTATGTGCAAATCCTGCCGTATCAAAGGGATTTGTAATATAACGCCCTAAATCAAGGCGATGATCTCTAGGCATCTTTCTTCTCCTGTTTAGGTTGATCGTCGCGGCGTTTTTTCAAACCCACTAGAGTTTTTCTTAACCTAGCTTGTTTGACTGTCTTTTCATCATAGTCATCAGGATTTGAAAGAACATTCTCCTGTAGCTGTGCAGAAGTAATGCCTTTCTCTTGTGCCTTTCTTGTGAAGGTACCTTTTTTTATTTCAGCATCTTGTATCCATTTCTTATTGGATTTTTTCTTGGTTTGTGTTTTGGACTGCCGAACGTTTTTATTTTTTTTGGCAGTTGTTTGACTAGTTTTTTTTGCCATCATTAATTACCTCTCTTAGCACGTTTTATTTCAAGCTTAGCTGCAGCTTGTTGAAGACGTTGCCAATCACTTAAATTTTTATATGTGTCTATTGTATCTTGATTTGGATCATAATAACGAATACCTTCTGCTAAATTAACTTCTAGTTGTTCAGGTGTGTATTGATAATTACCTTCTAGCACTCTATCAGCGGGGCCTGAAGCTGCTGCCGCCTGATTAGTATAAGGATTATTAGTTCTAGCAAAACTACCAGGGCGTGGGATGCGATAACCAGCAATAGGTGTTTGCATTTGTTTTCTTATTACTGCATTAACTCGAGCCATTGGATTTACAGCTGAGTCAAATTCTCCCAAAATGCCTTGCACATAGCTTTGTAATTCAGATTGAACACGTTGAGGAGCAGTGATGCCTACACGGGGTTGATAGTAAGCAAGTTTGTAATCAGGCTGTTCAACTGCTGCCATGGGGTCAGTGCCTCCTGAGCCTCTAACACTTGTTCTACCCTGCAGAGGAATCTTATCTGCTTTAGATCTACCTTGTCTATTTACATCAGATAATAAGTTACCAAACAACTGAGTTTCCTTAGAGGTTTTTCTTAAATTATCAATAAAAGCATTTGTATCTGCACCATAGTACCCGCCGGATCTTGTTGCAACTGGTTGAAGAATATCCAAAGTAATATTTGATGTGTTACGGAGACTGTTATCAATGTAGTCAGCTGTGAAATTAGAAAGATATGCTTTATCAAGAATCTTGCCTGACGCCAGTAATTGTGATTCTGCTTGAGCAAAAGGTAATTGATTAATCAGCCTCAATGCATCTTTGTCACGGGCTCTACTAAAGAATGTTTGAGCATACTGTTTACGTGCATTGATATTATTGTAAAAAGCATCTGCAGCATCGCTAGCTAAAGTTTCTAATTGCTGCCTAGGTAAAGAAACAGCTTGTGGATTACCAGCCCCCTTAGCTCTTTCTTTTTGAGTCCAAGGAAGTTGTGCCAATTGTCCTGTTGCTCGATTTAGTTTTAAGTTAGGAGTACGACCAATTAAGGGAGCCTCTCCACTAAAATCTCCTTGTAATGTACTAGTAGCAAATTTATTGCCAGCTGCATCTGTTACAAAACCAACACCTCTACTATCGACACCTTCACTAACTCTAGGAACCTCGGCTGGTTGAGTACTAATAAAATCACTAACGACAGAAGTACTACCTACCTCAAAACCACCGGGCATTTTATTTGACCCTACATTAATATCATCTACTTCAATACCATATTTAGTAGCAGTATTTTTAGGTGCAAGTTGGCCTGTGCCAACAAGAGTTTGTCTTGCTTGGAAAGTAGCACCGGTAGGAACTGCACTACCTCTAGGTCTTAAGCCAGCAATTTGAACACCTTCTGCAGATCTCCTAATTGGTAAGACAGTATCCATTTCACGTTCTTGTCTTAAAGCAGGAGAAAATTCACTTTCAATAGTACTTCTTGTTCCCCCTACTGCATCACTAACTTTACCTGGAATCATTGTCGTACTTTTATTGGTACGCTCTCTAAAAGCTTCCGTATCAACAAGAATATTACCAACACCTTCAGTATCACCGAAATCAGTTTCTCTCGATAAAGGCGACATTAATTCAGTAGGATCTACACTAGGTTGATCAAAATCACCAACATAGTCACCGGTATTAGGATCATATACGTTTCCTTGCTGATCATATTTTCTACTTGTTGTATATAAAGTATCATCAGTACGGTTGGGATTCACATCAACAGTAGCTCCGATCTGGCTACCACGAACACCACCCATGCTTGCTCTAGCACCTCCTGCTATTTCCATTGTGGGGTTAGGACTGACAGCACCTCCTCTTATCTGAGGTAACTCTCCCAGGAATTGACGGACCTGGGGGATTTGAGCAAGTTGCCTAGTAGAAACATTAGGATTCAAAAGAAGATCAGAAATTTCTTCTAAACCTTCATTTTTAGCTGTAACAGCTCCCATAATTCTCTGATTAATATTTACATCAGATTCAAGAGGGCCAACTAAAGTTCTACGTGTTGTAGTACGAGTTGCTGGAGCACCTGACCTAGTTTTTGCTTTTCGAGCAGTTTGGGTAATAACTTCTTCTCCCATTAAGTTGGGAGCTACAAAATCCTTTTGAGGATCACCATATTTAAAGAAACCTTGGACCAAGGGATCTTGACCCATGTCTTCAATTAAATCTTCAATAGTGTTGGTAGAAGTCAGCCCTCTTTTCTCCATATAGTTAAGAAGGTTTTGTTGTGCTTTGTCACCTGCAAATTTTGTACGCGCATCTCTTTTAAACTGTGCTGCACTTACCCCTAAATTTTCTACTTCCGCTAATTGCTCTGGGCTAAGATTTGTTGTATTTGAAACAGCAGCTTCAAAAGTATTTGAATCAGTGCCAACAAAATCTGTATCTCTTTGAATATTTCTTTCGGCACGACCAACCATTTGATCAGCACCTGATTGAAAAGCTTCTTGTTGCTGATCTATAACACCAAAATCTTGAAACAGTTTATTTTGACGTTGAGTTCTACCAGCTTCATCAATAATTGGCGCAGATACCTCGAGGGACTTAGATGGGGGTACAGCTTCAGAAATCTGTTCTGCCCTTTGAGAAAATTCTTTAAAGCCTTCAGGTTTTTCTACTAAGAAATTTTTACCTAATGTTTTGGTTTTGCCCCTAACAAAGTCCTCAACTTCTTTATAATTTAAAGCCTGTTGTGTTCTTGCTGTAGGAACTTTTGCAGCAGCTACACGCTGAACATCAGAAAGATTAGCAACAGTAACTCCAGCCGCAGGTTTCTTAGATACAGGTGCTTGAAGTAATCTTCTTGCGCCCATGCCGATGGCACCAAGAATACCCAAGCCTAGAAGTGAATTGGCTACAATATTATCTTGTCCTGGCTCTGATTCCTGTTGTTTTAACTGATTACGACGAAAATCACGAACGTTAGGGGCCAAACGAGCACGTTCTTCTGCATTTTTAGGATAATCTGTACCGGTTGCTTGGCTATATGCCGAAAAATCAGCAGGAGAAAGAGTCATTTTCTATATTATGGCTATATTGCCCTATATTTATTCTAAACTTGATTAATCTAAGGTATATTAAGTATATAAATAAAAAAAGGGTTGATGGAACAAAGTAAATCGGCGTCAAGGGTTGCAGCACTTAAAGGAATTAAAAATGTTGCCGAACAAATGGCAAGTGATGGTGTAGATGCCTTTGAAATTCGTCAATTTATCAACGAAGAGAAGAAAAAAGTAAGTTATCAATACCCTGAACATGGTGAATATGCCAAATCAAAGAAAACTGCAGAAGAATATAGGCGTCAAATTGGCACTGATCCGATAAATGATCTAGTGTAATTACAAAAATAAAAAAATAAATTGTAGATTGGGCCAATTTGGCCTATTTTTTTGGGTAATTAGGGATTTTTACTATAAAAATAACGCCATATTTGCCTAATTAGGGGTAAATTTTCTTCACTCTTCTACCACACCCCGTCAGTTACGGTTTCCGTGCAGAAAAAAAAATACTGCGGCACTTGGTATCTGGCGCAGGGCAGTGGCAATGGGAGCAGGGCAAGCGCCTAGTTACCTGTGCTCTAGCTTCGATGGGGTCTGTAGACCTCAGCACGAACCCCGGTCAACGTGATGGTTAGCCTCCGCTACCTCCGTTACCTGTAGGTTAGGCACCAACCCCGGTCAACATGAAGGCTGGCCTCCGTTACCTCCGCTACCTGTGGGTTAGCAAATCGTTACTGACTTCTCCACAGATCCCTCCCCTACCTGTGGAAAACCCCAGCGTTAAGTTTGCATTATACCCCAAACTTTTTCCCCAACCTACCCCAATCTAGGTATATCGCTTCCCCTACCTAGGCCGTCAAATATAACTGTAGACCTCTAAGTATCGTCAAGCTGGACGTTAAACGCAGCCAACACTTCGGTGAAGGACCGTGAGTTTGATGCTGGGCATTTGCAATCCTGCAATGTAAGTCCCAGTGTCGTTCGCTAACTCAACTCATGCGTCCTCTCACCTTCTGCCTCGTCGCCACCGCCATTGCCACCGGTATCGCCATCGGTATCGATAAGCATGTGGAGTGGATTGACCAGGCCACTGCGGAGCAGTGCTTCAACCACGACTGGCCAGCTCATCAAGAAGCTGCTCATCTCGCTTGGTGTAAGCACAACGGCTACGCAGTTCGCTGATCCGTAAAAGCGGGTTGGGAGGTGCAAACCCTCCCACAGTTATTGCCCAAAGCGGAGATGGGCACCGCACAACAGGAGTTACCTGTGGCTAACTACACCGACTCAGCTCTCTATGCAACATCTCCTGATGCCATGGCAGATATGGAGATGGGCATTGGCATTCCTACCAGGGAAGAGCAGGGAGAAATGATCTTTCAACAGATTAGAAGTCTGATGGAAGATGGTTACTCTCAAACTCTAACTAGAGAGCATGCAGCAGAGATTGCCAACTATGCAATCAAGCTGCTTAGCTGATCCGTTAAAGCGGGTCCAGGGGTGCAAACCCCCTGGCAGTTATTGCCCACAGCGGAGATGGGCACCGCACTCAACTACACTATGATCATGCAAACCAAGTCAAAGTTCCAGTACAGCTGGTTTCACTACGATGTAGAAGTGGGCCTCCAGGCACATGAATTCTTTACTGATGTGAATCTTCTTTGTTATGAAGATGCACTTCGTAAAGATCACGTAGTGAGCGTTGAGCTTAGCACTCTTGCTGCATGGGAAGTACCTCCTGTTGTTTTGTTACAAGTTCTTGTATCAAGACTCTCAGGGCAAGGTTCTTTGTCAATGAAAATCACTACAGATTACGAGTACGGTCGTATCTGTGTGTTCTATTTGACACCCCATGAGAATATCACTGATCTTTCGGACGGTGATATTACTGATCTTTTGGATCGCAAGTGTGAAGAAGCTGCAGCTAACCTAGCTACTACTCCTTCAGAAATGAAGGATCCTTGGTGGTGACTCTTGCACTAAGCCCCTTCGGGGGTTTACTGCAGGACTCAATATCCTGCTTGATCATTGCTTATTAAACTATGTCTGCACTCAATTTCAGAGCAAACATGAAAGGGCTTATTCCTTTTCTAAAGGAAACTTTAGACAATGCCATGGAAGACTTATCTTTACAAGATAAGATCTATGAGTATCGTGTACGTAGTGCATCTATTGTGATGCCTAAAGATTGCACACTCTATGTACCAGGTAAAGATCAATGAAATGGCGTCTCGTGCGTGGTAAAGGTTCATCAATTCCGATTGAATCTTTTTACAATAAACCCACTTCCAGTGATGTCCACACAGCATTAACCATCTTTACGATGGGTGTTGTTGTTGGTTTAATAGGTGTTGTTGGATTGCACAGGGTATTGAACCACAGGGCCATTAAACAATGTAATGACCTGGCGGCAATTCAACCTGAGCAATCATCACACACTTTGACTTTAGTCAATACTGTTCTAGGAGATGCTTACGAGTGCGTAAGAACATCTCGTAGAAAGATTTGACTCTTGCACTAAGGGGCTACGGCCCTTTTCTGCAGGACTCAATATCCTGCTGTTTACTCAACTCAACTTAATTCAATGGATTCATTCAAACAAATCACAGAACGAACAAATTGGATATTAAAATTCGATGAGGATTTTGTACTCCAAGTTAAAGAACATGCTTTGTTTGCTCTTTTTGCTATTAATGTAGATGAGCAATCAGATTGGAAGAATATTCCAAAATCCATCCTAAAAGATGGTTGCATTGATTTCTTTGTTCTTGATAAATGGCATAACTATCAATTTATAGATCAAGAAATTAATCTTGATAAAGCTTTTCTTGCTAGATGGATAATTACCACTTTGCGAAAAGCTGAACCAACGGTCAATTGACTCTTGCACTAAGGGGCTACGGCCCTTTTCTGCAGGACTCAATATCCTGCCTATCCTGTACCCATGTTCTACTATGCCTGAGGCCAATGCCCACGACTATTCCTGATGCTCTCCCTCGAATGGATGGGTTTATCTATGACCCATATGTAATTCGTTCATCGTCTCATCTTTCCAAGGAAGACGATGTTGCTTGGATCAAACCCGTAACTAAAGAATCAATACTTTGTTTAAATGTTTACAAACATAAGGTAAGCGTCTATGACAAACATGAAGGTGTTTATTATTACGGTGATGCAGATTGTTGGCAAAATATGTGTCAAATATGTCTTAAAAGTGGCTTAAGATTTGTTCTTGTTACAAATTCATTAGGCCCGGATCAAGTATTCAAACATCTCAAATGATCCACCAGGGGGCTGCGCATCCTATAAACGCAGACATCCACATTGCTTTTCTATGTTATGGCTATTGAAACATTCAATGGTGGTCACTATGTCATCACCGGAAACGACACTAAGACTTATCGTCTTTTAGTGCTACGAAATGCACTAAAGATGGAAATCAAAGGTCTGAAACTCTCTTCCCATAGGCCCACTGCATATTCAATTATCAAGAAAGAGTTTGATTTAAAAGGCTCTAAAACTACTGTTTTAGCTGCTTTTGAAGAAATTCTTGTTAATGAATATGACATTAAATTGACAAACTTGTGTATTCAGAAATGAAGAATTCTTTCAATCAGACAACAGATGATCTCATGGATCATCTACTTACTATCATTACTATCACCATTACTCAGTTTTTATCATGCTTCATCCAACCACAGCAGCAATCGCCAAAGCACTCACCGGCTACGAATCCGTTGCCGGAACCGAAGAAGGTCAAGAGCAGTTCCAGCCGGAAGTCACGTACGACCCAAGTAAGTTCGTCAAAGGCGACAAGAGCACGTACCCGAAAAACGGCAGTGTCAAGTGTGACTCCAAAGGAATCTACTGGCTTTACTGGGAACCGAGCGAAGAGGCCCCAGGGTGCTGCGCTATCGACGAACAAGGATATAGTTATGCCTACCAATACGTAGGATGGTATAAAGTCCCAAGTGTTGAAGACGTAGAAGACTACTGTTTATCAGAAGTTGCAATTACTCCCTGCGGAGAGAATGAAGTCGAACCAGATCATCCTGATGGCTGGCCTTGCTTGCTTGGCTTGATGGCTTGATCTAGTCAAAAGGGGGCTGCGCATCCTATAAACGCAGACACCTAAAACTAGTTTAAAATCCAAATGAAAATTCAATACTTTATATCTGCACCTATTTCAGAATCCTTATGTGAAGATATTTTTTGTATTGCTATTCTCGAAGCGATTGAGAAATGGGCCGTTATTGAATGGCTTGATTTAGAGGGTCACAAAGCTTGTGTTGTCCCTCGCCATGCATTAATTGAGTCCGAAGAATCAGTAAAGGCACGAATGAAGCAAGATGTAATGCAACATAACAGATACTTAATTAATTTAGATAAAATTGCTGAGGCAATTGCGACATACTGCAATTTGGATTGTGAAACAACACAGTTAACTAGTACGTTTCGTGATCAACTTATCATTGCTGTTTTTTCAAACAACTCAGCAAATATTGACGCTATAACTACTAGTTATATAATACAAATTATTTGTTTCGATAAAATACTTTTTCCATGACACTCCACAAAAGCATTCGCAATGATGATGATTACGATGATTGGGAATATGGCACTGAACCTCTTCCAGGGGAACCTTGGCTTAAAGGTGATGTCATGACAACAACTACCTTGCCAGATGGACAAATACGTGTTTGTTTAGCTAACTATGGAGAAATTGCTTGTTGTTATGTAAGCAGCATGCATTTAGTAGAAGATAAGATTCCACAGTTACGTCAAGCAATTCAACGTAAACTAAAGAAATGATGGGGGCTGCGAGGATCGAACTCGCCTTAGCCGAATTATGAGTGCGGAGCATTCACCAGATTGCTAAACCCCCTGGTATCTTCAGACGATACCACGCCTCCATGCTTCGTACCAGGCTCCTGCACAAAAGCACACAGAAAACCAGGAATTATAATCTTCCAAAAGATTTAAATCAAACCATTCCATGAGTAAGTAGAAATGCTTACTCTTTTATTTTGGCGGCATAAATTTAAAGCGATGTGATATAAATTACATTGTTTTTACATCCGCACAATTATCAATTGTTTGATCGTCCTGAGCATGACGTTAAACTGCTTACACCCAATCGCTATTTCATTATGACTCATTTCAGTAGCAAAATTGAATACAAGGTCTTAGTCCATGGAGAATGGCAGTATCGATCTGTCTTCTTTGTTACATCCAACCAACTTTACAATTGGTTGTCTGATGATTGGGTTAAGATGGCAAATTCAAAACCTGCTTTGATAATCTCTGTTGCCACCAACAACCCAATTGATTATCCTGACATCGATCCTCAAGATGTCATAGGATACGAGGACCCAACAGGGGACTTGTATTTCTTTGTTGACATCAAACAGGAACATGTTAATTACAAACCTATGAACAAATCCCAATGCGAGACGACATTGAAAACTTCCGTGTAACAAAACTTCCAAGATCAGGTCCCAAGCCTGGACAATCCACTGAGTCTTGGTTAAGACATAGGAAGCATAGCGACGATCAATTCGATGCTATGATTCGTTCCAAACGCAAATCAACTATTCAGGATTCAAAACCATGAACAATTTTCGTTTCCATCGTGAGTTTTTAGGATTTCAAGTTGCCAAAGGTGGCGTAAAATCTTGGTCCAAAACTTTTACTTTGCCTTTTGTTCCAGTAAGAATTACTGCGAACATTGATGGCAAAGGCGGTAATGCTACAGTATCCACCCCTTTAATCAAAGGGGCATCTATTCGTAACATCAAGTTTTTCTAATCATGGCTTACGAATTAACGATGTCTCTTGAGTTTGATAGTGCAGAAGAATGCTGGGATGCTGCTACAACACAATGGAAAAAAGCTGAGCGATATATGTCTGCTCATTTGAATGCTGCCAGTGGTGAATATCACTATTACATGAGTGAATATTCACGTTTGATGGCACAGTATCACAACCTTAAACATAAAGAATTTAACTCTCAACTTGTTATTCCTTTTCCTAACTAATTCTTATGTCACACTCTATCAACAAAATTATTGATGTCTTTATTGATGACAATCAATGTTTCGTTACTGCAGATGTTGAAGACATGGTGCAAGTCACTCCTGGTGATGGCTGGAGTCATCCTCCTCAACCTCCTGAGTATGGTCCTGCAACTTGCATGGGAAGATTTTGTATTGATGATTATGTGTTACCTTCCGATTTATATGGCCCAGCAATGGAACTCTTATGCGAAAGCATAGACATGGATTGGGAGGTGGCATCTTCTGCCATCATTGATGATTAATCTTTAACTTATATCACTGGGCATCTTTACAGTGTAAGTCCCAGTGTTCTCTTTCCTCTACTATACTATTCCAAATGCAATTCCAACTTCCACAAAACCTTCAACAAGCGCTGCTCGATTACGATCCACAGCTTAAGAAGCTTGCGCAACAAGAGCAGACGAAAAAGAAGCCTAAGAAGAATACAAATCCTTTAGGTGTATTTGATCTTAACATTCCTCATGACATTATTTCACCCGAGGAACTTCAAAATGTCATGAAAGATCTGAATGCAAAACCTGCACCAGAAAGAACGTTTTATAAGAATCAACCGGAGCCTGGGTCATGCTATTCATGTCTGGCTATTCTAAATGTCTCTGGTATTTGGTATGCCGCTTGGACAGCTCCAAAAGGTGCTAACTATTTCTATGGTTATTCGTTTGCATTCAATGCCAATGAATCAACCTACAAGAAACTTGAAGGATATCTTAGAACTTATGCAGATCAAAACGAGCCAAACGTTAAGTGTGGTCGTAAATTATTTTATGTGCATTCTCATTGTGTAACTGCGCAAGATATTGTTAACAACAAACACTCTTGTCGCCGTCTTATTCATGAACCTATGTTAACTTATCGAGACAGTAATAGAGGTTACAAAAATGTTTTCGGCCAGATCAAGCGAGATATTATTCAATGTTTGAAAGAAAAGAATTTATATTGGGAAGATGAACTTAATTGGCATGCCAAGATTGTTGCTATATCTAAAACTCCTGTGCAATTTATTCTGGAATACCAAGGTCATGACTATAAATTCTTCCAGGGCATAATGCAACAAGCCAACGATATATGTTATGACGTTCCAGATAAAGTTGATATTGATGTTTTATCATTCTTACTTAAACACAGATATAAGCATGAGACTTATAACCCTTCTTTTATTCTGGATAAACCTTTCATGAAGCAGTGGTTATCTCAGGCTGCAAATGATATCAATAACAATATACATTCCGCAAAATTGAGGAGTAATGTTTTTGTTTCTTATGAGAGACTAAAACGTTTTATACAGTCTTACTGTGTTTTAGAAAGGATTTGGCCCAACTCTCCTATTGACTTTTATCAGAACAACAAAGAATTACTTTATAGTTTAGACACTTCTTTTCTGCATACTTATAGGTCTGATACTTATGTAAAAGTTTTTGAATGGCTTAGTGATAACATGTCAATCAAAACTTTTATTAACTTGCTTAGCAAAGAATATGATCTTCATTATGCACGAGCATTACGAAGCGACAATACCTTGCGTCCTTATTACAAGTGTGTAAAGATGGATCACTTTGAATTTGTTCCTGAATCAATTAAAGATGCAATGTACATGACAAAAGATATTCTTAATAAAGATATGAAAATCGATCCACCTAAACGTTGGCGTGATTGGCATGATCATGTAATGTCAATCAGCTGGAAACTAAATCATCCTTGTATTTCATTGCCTCAGGATTTATTTCCTGAGCCAATCAAACAAGATGGTTATTGTTTCTTCCAGCCTATTGATACTCATCAGCTCGCTAACTGGGGTCGTGCTGTTCGTAACTGTGTTGGTAATAGTAATTACTCAGATGCAATTAGAAAGAAGAAATGCTTTATTGTTCTTGCAATGCAAGATAACAAACCTAAATTTACTGTTCAGCTCAAGGTTGAACGCGGTCTCATGATTGTAGATCAGATTGTTGGTCTTAGTAATTCCAGGTTGTCCGTTGAAGAAAAAGAAATTTATACAAAGACCTTTGCTTCTGCCCTACAGAAGCGGTCTGAGCAGCTAAACTAAGCCTGCACGTCACCCACCAGGTTCTACCTGGTTTTCCTCGGCCTGTAGTCCAACGGTAGAGACAGAGGACTTAAAATCCTTCCAGTGTGAGTTCGAATCTCACCAGGCCGACCAACCACTTTGTTCCCTTTCTATTTCTCAATTATGTCTGTTTTCGATTGCTTCAAGTCAATTATTCCTCAGCCCCATGGTTACATGGATGACACTGGTCTTTACAATGTTGGTCTGACTTGGATTGACCAAGATGGTTTGACTGATGTCCATAATGTTCAGTTGCGTTATGTTCGTAACTCAGAACGTTTGGCAGTTCAATATGGTAAGCCCCAGCCTGATGGTAGCTGGGCTTATACAGAAGCTAACGGAGTAATTCACACCATGTCTGCCGAGCGTGTCAAAGCATTTATGGAAAAAACTCAAGAACAAGCCACTCTAATGTGTAGTATGCTTGATCGACTTAATGAATCTGGTCTTGTTGGTGCCATGGTTGATGCAACTGTGGCAGCTGAAGTTCCTGCTGTTTCTTAATCCAATGGCACGTTTATTTGAAGGTGAAGTAGTGCTTCTTATGAGAAGAGCTTGGTCACTGGGATTATTGTCAAGAAAAAATATGGCAACTTTATTTGGTTGTTCTGAAGATACAATATATCGATATTGTCTAGGTGTCAAAAGGAAACATAAATACCATAAATACCAAGATTAAATTACAAGGCCAGGGTGTTATCAATTCACCCTGGCTTTTTATTATTTATTAGTTATAATAATTATTAACTAACCAATTCAAATGGACCCTTTAGAAATCGAGCGTAAAATCGCAGATGATAAATGGCCTTTGTTTAAAAAGCGTGCAGTTGAACAAATAACAGATCAACTGCCACAACAGTTGTTAATGACTATTGTTGATATTACTTTAAATAATTATTATGATGATTTTCCACATGAACTAGTACCGGATTATTTGGACTACTGTGGTGAGCCCGCAGTTTTAAGAGAACTAAAAGACTGCCAATAGTTACTTGCAAAGGGTTGAAAGCCATAAACCATAGGCTATACTACCTACGTAATTCAACTTTTATTATGGAAGAACAAACTGTCACTTACAAGGACAAGAAAACAGGCCGAGCTAAAACCTATCACATTGAACGCTTGCCGTGTCCTAAATGCAAATGCCTTGATACTAAAGTTTGGGCTTGTGCAATTAGCAGTAAGAAAAAGGTTTTGATTAAATTTTATAATTGCAGAAAATGTGGATATGAATATACAACCAAAGAGCACGAATACCTTCCAAAGGGACCCGATGAAAATTTAAAAGGTTCAATGAATATCAGTGCTAAATTAAACGAAGAAAAGGTGCGAGAGATACGTTTAACTTATCAACACTTTAGTGAAATCTTAAGTGCTAAACAAACCAGAACTAGTCCTACAGAAAAGGATGGTGCTTTATATCAAACAATTAAAGAATTAAAACTTGAGCACCTTAGCAAAGATACTATCAAGCGTGTTATTAAATATAAAACATGGAAACATGTGACAGTTTAAATGAAACTAGAACATTTTTACATTAAAGATTCTTTGTGGATTGAACGTCAGCAAGATAAAGATGGGGCCATTTCATTTATTGCATGGAGGCCCCATCAATCCAGGGTTTTTACTGATGAGAAAGCACTTCTTAAATTCTGTAAATGGCCAATCAAAACTCCTACTGGAGACAAAATACGTGAATGGCTAAATGAATTCAAGAAGCCAGTTCATTTACCTGATAGCAAATGATTAAAATCATGTGCTGTTTCTTTTTCTCTGCGTTCTTGCTGTTGTTTTTGTTTCATCAGATAAGCAATGAGAACAGAATCCATTCGGTTTACACCCCCGTCGTAAGGAACTCCCCTGTATACAAGATTCATTTTTTGTATCAAATACTACGGAAATATACTACACAATAGTATTTTATTTTGTAGTTCATATTGATACAAACGACCTGGGATGTCGTTAAACTCATCCATTTCCAACTGCAACTCGACTTATGTCTTCCCTTCTCAAGTTCAGCAAAGGCAACGCTAAACTCAGCAAGCGATTGATTTTCAATCTGCCATCTGGTTTCACTTGTCCTTTTGCAAAGTCTTGTCGAACATTTTCTGATCCTAAAACAGGAAAGATTACTGATGCCCAAAGGGGTGATGATCAAAATATCTTTCGTTGTTTTTCAGCTAGCTCTGAAGCTCGTTCGCCTTCTGCAAGAGCTTTACGTTGGCACAACTACGATTTATTGCGTAAAGAGAATGTGTACTCCATGCGGGATCTAATTGTTCAATCAATTCTCGCTGCTGGCAAAATGTTTAGTTCAGAAGGACTGTGTCGCATCCATGAGTCTGGTGATTTCTTTAGTCAGGATTACATGCATGCTTGGTTCTTAGTTGCAACTCAGTTCCCCAATATGAAATTCTATGCTTATACCAAAAGTTTGGATTATTGGTTTAATATGTATTGTCATATTCCTAGTAATTTATATTTAACTGCATCCCGTGGAGGTGCCTTAGATTATATGATTGATAAGTTTCCAGATATCTTTTATCGTTATTCTCAAGTTGTTTATACTCAGCAAGAAGCAGATAGTCTAGGTTTAGAAGTTGATCATGATGATAGTCATTGCTTTGTTAATAAACCATTCGCTTTACTTGTTCATGGCACTCAACCAGCTGGTTCAATAGCTTCTCAACATCTTGCTCGTCGTAAAAAACAAGGAGATTGGACAGGATATAAAAATAAAAGTTCTAAACTTGTTGCAAAATAAATAAAATTAGTTACTATCTAAAGTGATTGGCTCCCCCCGAACCCCCCTGGGGGGAGTACCAAGAGAAAACCATTAGTGTTATCAACAACATGTCATATGTAATCACCTGCATTATTGATGGTGTTCCCCATGGTGTTAAAGCCAATCAATCTTTAAAGAAGTTTGAACTTATGCCAATTCATTCTGATACTGATGTTTCTAAAATTGTTTCACATCCACATAGAAATGGAATTAATGATCTATTAGACTGGATCAAACAAAATGATGCTGAGTTGGCCAAACATGGCCTTAAGGTTAAAGATGAGCAACTCTACAGAAAATAGTGTAAAACATTCTGTTTTTACTTCTGTTCCAACTAAAGGGAACTGGTTTGTTTTTGACCTTGAAACCAACGGGCTTTATAAAGATGTTAAAGAAATCTTTTGTTTGGTTATCTACGATATCATCAGAGACAAAACTATTGTTTATCGGCCTGATACTATTGTTGATGGTCTTAAACATTTGGCTACCGCTGATGTTTTAATAGGACACAATATATTGTTTTATGACATTCCAGTCATCAATAAGCTCTATCCAAATGTTAGTTTAGAAAATATTCATATCATTGATACTCTTGTTTGCACAAGATTGATATGGCCTAAAGAAGAACTTGAAACTCTAGATGAAGAAATTTATCCTGATGTCCCACCAAAATTTAAAGGTTCTGCATCTTTAAAAGCATGGGGTTATCGATTATCTGACAATAAAATTGACTTCAAAGATTTTAGTTGCTGGTCTCCAGAGATGGAAACTTATTGTATTCAAGATGTTAATGTTACTAAAAAATTATTTGATCATATAAATGTAAAACAATATCCTCAAGCTTCATTGTATCTAGAACATCAATTTGCTATTGCAATAAGCAAACAAATTGTTTCTGGTTTTTCTTTTGATTTAGATGCTGCCTTAGATTTAGTTGATGTTTTAAATAACAAGAAAAAAGAATTAGAAGATCAGCTGCAACTTGCGTTTCCACCTATTGTCGAAGAAACTGTATTTGTTCCTAAAGTAAACAATAAAGCAAAAAACTATATTAAAGATGTACCTTTTACAAAGAAAAGAGAAATCAAATTTAATCCTGGATCCAGGCAACAAACTGTAGAAAGATTATTTCAAAAATATAATTGGAGGCCTGAAGTTAAAACTAAAAAAGGAAATCCAATACTTAATGATGATGTTTTAGAATCTTTGCCATTTCCAGAAGCAAAACTTTTGGCTGAATACCAATTAGTTAAAAAACGTTTGGGGCAAATCAATGAAGGCAACAATGCATGGACTAAATTAGTTTGCCCAGAAGATGGCAAGATACATGGTGATGTGATTACAAATGGTTGTATTACAGGGCGCTGCGCTCATAGAAATCCTAATATGGGTCAAGTGCCAGCAGTCTACAGTTCGTACGGAAAAGAATGTAGATCTTTATTTCATGCACCTAAAGATTATGTATTGATTGGTGTAGATGCTAAAGCTTTAGAGTTACGTTGTTTAGCTGGTTATTTATCTTATTGGGACAACGGCAAATATGGATCTGTTGTAATAGATCCTGAACAAGATATTCATGTCTATAATCAAAAACTATTTAATGTTGAAACTAGAGACATAGCAAAAAGATTATTGTATGGAATCTTGTATGGTTGTGGTGCATCCAAGGCAGGTTCAATTGTTGATCCCAATTGCAAAAATTTACAACAACAAAAACAACTAGGACGTAATGCTATTAATTCTTTTATGAAGGGCGTTCCAGCTTTACAAGAATTAAAAAATCAAATTGAAGTGTGTATTAATCAACGTGGTTATTTAATTGGATTAGATCGTAGACAATTATTTTGTAGAGCTGCTTTCAAAGGATTAAATGTTTTATTGCAATCAGCTGGCGCAATTATTATGAAACAAGTTGTTGTAAATCTACATAAACAACTTGAATCTTGTGGTCTTATTTATGACCAAGATTGGATGCAAGTTGCAATGATTCATGATGAAATTCAACTAGCATGCCGCCCAAATTGTCAAGAGATTGTTAAAGAACAAGCATTAAAAGCATTTCCGAAAGCTCAAGAGTTTTTTAAATTTGGTTGTTTAATCGAAGGAGATGCAAAAATCGGATATACTTGGCTCGACTGCCATTAATGCTTCCTTAGCTCAGTGGATAGAGCAACCGCCTTCTAAGCGGTTGGTCGTTGGTTCGAATCCAACAGGAAGCGTTTGTCTGGGCATCTGAAAAGTGTAAGCCCCAGGTTGTTCTTTGTTTTCTAATCATGGCTATTAATTCTTGTGATTTCAAACTACGTTTGGTAGATAAACCTAAACAAGTTTATATATCAGAAAGAAACTGTGCAGTTCAAGCAACTGCAATAATCCCTGCTCCTTATGATAAAGCAGTAAATACAGAAGTTAAATTAATTTATAGAGGTCCTCAAACTGCAAGAATACTTTCGTATGAACCTGGTAATTATTTGTTTGCTTGTGATACAACACTACGACATGAATATGACAAACTAACTAAAACAGATTCTTGGCGGTTGGTTACTTACAATCCCATTGAATTAGTAGATGAGAATTTTTGTCCATACAACAATGTAATTCTATTTGGAAGAATAGCTAAAGACATTGATCCAAACAATTCCATGGATCTTAAATATATTAATGATTTGATTATTTGTAATCGTCCAATCGTATGTAGTGTTGGTCCACAGCAGGGTGAATTTTTCAATATATTTGCAGTTACTAAAGTGGATTCTCCTGGTTATAATCTTGCACAGAATCTAGCTGATCAATATACCAAAGGAACTAATGTTGTAATTAAAGGTACATTGGTAACTGATGGGTGGATTGATAAAAATACTAAAGAGCAAAGGACAAATACTAAAATCAAACTGTTAAGTATTAATAAAGCATATGTAAACAATGACAATAGTGCTGTCAATGCTTATGTGAACAACAAGAAACAAGAGGCTGCATCTGAGCCGGTTACCATGACAGCAGGTACAATGCCTGCGTGGTCGCCCACCCAATCCAATGACGAGGTTCCTTTCTGATGTCTGATTATCCGTTCACTTACCTCTATGAGGAAGATGAAAAAAAAGTCTATGTATCATGTGGTTCAGCAGATTTAACTATTGTTTTGCATAATTACATGGACTTTCTCAAAGCTGTTGGTTATGACTATATAGATATAGTCCAAGAGCTAAAAGTACTTGCTTTTGAAAAGGCGGCCAAGTAATTCAGCTTTGTAACGATTGATTCAGGGACCTGGGATGTCCCAATAAAAGCACCACTTAACATCTTTTGAACATCATTTAAATGAAAACCAGCGAAGGTCTCATTCCCGCAACCACTGGCAAAGCAATTGTCAAACGTACACCTCGTACTGTTGATAGCTTTGCTCATCTGGTAACACCAGAATACATTGGTCAGGCTCCCAAGCTTGGTCAAGTTATTGCTATCAATGCGCCTAGCGATGACAACTATCCTGCATCTAAATCTGGTTTCTTCTTATCAGAAGAACACTTTCTTAGTGCTGGATGGAATTGTGGTTTAGATGAACTAGAAAAAGGTAGCTTTCTGCAGCCTTATGTTCAACAACTAGGTTCTTCTGAACACAAAGGTATTATGTTCTTGCGTCCACGGATGCAGATTGTTTTTGAAACTGATGCTATCTTTGAAGAAAGAGAAGATAAAATCACAACTATTATTGGATCCGGAAATCGAAATGATAATGTAAATGACCTCGGACGTGTAAACTATCTTTGGGAATATTACGACACCAATAAAAATAAAAAGGATCTAACAATTCGTTGTTGGTATTATTTCTACTTCATGACAAGTGAAGGTTATCGTGCTCACACTAATCCATTAATTCTTTCTATTAAAGGTGTTACCAATGCAACGTTTAGAGAAAATCTTAGAAGGTTTCGCGACGATATGGCATCTTGCACAGCAATTGCTCATGGAGAAGCAAAGAAACCTGGAAACTTTGACGCCTTTGGTCAGTACATCTTCACCCCCAGCCTTGCATGTAAGAAAGTTGAAAACTCAACAAAGGCTTCCACAGCTGTTCAAGTTTTAGAATATGATCAACCTGTTTATTCAAGCAAAGAAGCTGCTATTGCTTCTTTGGATCTAAATGTTATTCCAGATGAACTTATGAAGGTAACTAAGAAAGAACAATACGATGAGTTTGCAAGGGGATGTATTTCTCGTTATGGAGATCAGATATCACAATATACACGCATGGCCCCAGGTGTTCAAATCACTCCTCTTCACATTGAGCCGCCGATGTTAAATGAAAACAATACGAATAAACTTTCTGGATCAGCCCCTACATTACCTAGTCTTCCTGGAATTATTGATATTACAGATAAGAGAGATCCTAATACAGGAGAAGATTCAAGTCTCTTGTAATTAGATTTCAGGATTATCAAGCTCGCTATCTGGAATTTTTATATTCTTGGTAGCGAGCAATTCTTTTACTAATCCTCTAATACAACCTTGTCTTTGAGTAGCAAGCTGTAATAACAGCTCAGCATATTCTTTAACATTATTTATTGAACTTTCTTCTTTAATGGCTCGTGAGATTTTTTCTTTCCAAAAAAGATCACTTGTTGTTGGAGATAATTCTAGCTTTTTCAAAGAAGATTTAAATACAAATTCCATAAATCCATTTGAGTTCTATTTAATCTATCACAAAATGATTTCAATGAAACCCCATTCTTCTTCCACTAAAATCAAAAAATCAATTAAGAAAACAATTCCTTTTGCTGTTCTTGGTACAGCTGTAGCTATTACTATAGGAAATCCAGTGGCATGGGGTGCTCTTGCTTTTGGTTTGTTTCGAATTACTAAGAGAAACTACAACAGCCTTGATCCCTATGATACGCTTGGCTCAGACGAACAAAGCCTCTTCATCTGATCATTGACCTGGGAAGTCATTAAACTCATCCGCATTTCTTTTTGCAATTTTAATCATGCTTTCTGTTCTTGGTAATCCAGCCAATGCTGCACAGTCTCTTATTTATGCTAAAACAAATATAAGAAGAGCTTTTCCTGATTTTGATGATTCTAATATTTATAAAATGTATCTTACTAATACATTTTTAGGAGTTTTAAAAGATGATGGAGGAATTGAAGAAACATACGATAAAACCAAAGTAATAAATGCATTTAAAGAATTTACTACGCGTTGTCCTGATTTCTTTTCTTGTCTTGGTCCTGACTATTTAGGTTGTAGTTGGTGGCGTGATTGTTCTTATATAGTCTATAAGGGTTGGTATTATCAACATCAAAATTCAAAATCATCTATTGCTGCCCGTGCGCAGAAAATGCTTCATCAATATATTCGTAACAATATAAATTATATGCATGCAAAGTATTCTTGTAATTTAGACTTTGCTGACTTTTTAGAAAACACAACTGTTCGTGATGACAATGGTGATGAACAAGAAACATCAATTGGTCATTTAGTCGCGCCACATGGATTTAAGTATCCTGGAGATACAGAAGAAAAACCCTTTAATCAAACATATTGCAATCCAGAACTCATTGCTGTACCAGGGCCTGATAAACCTTTTTGTTCTTGTGCTTCATTTCAATATCAACTTAAAAACCTAAGTTATTTTCAAGATGAAATTCCTGACTATCAACCAACGTGTAAACACTTAACTTGGTACAACAAACATATTGAGTATTACTGTAAACGCACTAAACTTGCAGAACAAATAAGAGCAGGAAAAGCTCCTAACAAAGCAGTGGCCTGGTGGTATGCTCCTCCTGGTAGTGATCTAGAACATACACTAGAAAAGCTTTCTATAGATCGACCACGGCACATGAAGGGACAGGGAGACTTTGTAATGTTATATACCAATGATGCCATGGGGTCCAGTGCGCCCTATAAACTCTGGAAGCGGTACAAGCCTCAGGAGTTTTTTACACAGCATGATGTATGGGACTTGTTTGATCGCATGATTGACAATGGTTATTTACCATACGTAGGTAACAATCTTGGCCAGCTAAAACCTTCTAGTTTTTTTCCTCATCATTCTTGTCTTTTGAATCTTAAATCACATGTTTGAATTTCTTTCTGCAATAGTTGTTCCTATTATTCAAGAATTGTTTTTTGTAGCAACAATAGTTGTTGCAAACAAACTTATCAAACAAATCTATTCTCATCTAAATCATGTCAACTCTATTTGAGCTAATCGATGCAGAGCAGCGTGCCGAAAGGAGTCTTGGCTTTGCAGGCCAATCAGAAGCTCCATTACGTTCTGAACTCCTACGGGAGGCTGAACAGGAGCTTATGCAGAGCGCTGGCCTCCGAAGAGAAAAAGTTGATCGAATCTTTTTTATTAGAGAAAAATTTATTTATGGACTAAAAATACTAGAAGAAGAAAAAGAACGTTTGCTTCTTGCAATGCAACGTGCAAAGAACGAATTAAAATCAATTGATGATATTCTTTATTTAGGTAGAAATAGAATTAGAAAAACTAAACTTGAAGGAAATAAATATGTTTTTAATTTTAGAAAAAAGCCAAAAACAACTGTATCAGTTGAGGAGGGTGCTTGGGAGCTATGGTCAGAAAAAGAACGTAATGAATTTTTAATTCAGGAGGAGGTTACCATTTTGCAACGTAAACTGCTACGATCTATGTCAGGTGAGATCATTGATCGCACCGTTACTAAAAAAACCAAAACTCAAGTTTATCCGAATCTCGATGCAATCCGAAACGCAGACAAAACAGGCAATCCTCTTCCCGATGGAATCAAAGTCGTTCAAGAATACAGCATCAAAACAACAAGAGCTATCCCAGCAGGATCCTTGGAATCCAGCATGGAATAGACAATATAAACATCCTGCAATTCCTACTGAAATGTATTGGAAAATTTTACCTCCTAAAAACATTGAAGATGCAGAAGAGAAACAAGAAATTCATAACTATGCAATTAAAGACTGTGAGGTCCAGGTCCAAATTGTAGATACTGAAATATCAATTAAATTTGATCCTCTTGCTATTGAAGAATCAAATCTTTCAGCCAAGAAAGAAGAAGAGTATCTTCAGTGCCTTGATCGTAAAATTAAACTACTTAGGAAGAAACGTTTTCATTTGACTGCCGAGGGAGTTTACCGCTACTATATACAAAAGGTAGGTAAAACAAGTGGACGAACATCTGTACAAACTTTTATATGATTTTACTTGCGGGGGGACATCTCTCCCCGCTTTAACAGGAACCAAACATGAAATGAGAGTAACCATTTTAGTGGCTGCTCTCATTTCTAATGAAAATGTTTGTTCTCAATCTGAACCAAGTGATTTAGTTGATGCTGCTATTGCTTACAACAAATTGATTGAAGAACGTTTGGGTTTTTATCAACAGAATCAAATGAATAATCTAGAAAATTTATTCAATAATGAAATAGCATCTAATGACGTATAATTAATTCGACTATTTAATTGCCGTGTCAAACATTACAATCTCTATGTATCTTGAACTTGATGTTGATTACGATCCTTTTAAAGGACGTACTCCGCAACAAATAAGCGAATTAATTCAAGATAAATTAGATGATTTGCTTTTTGAAGCAGACAAAAATATAAAAGGGATCTATACTGACGTGACTAATGTTGTTTTGCTTGACGATGAATAACTTAACAAGTTGGGATGTCAAAGAACAACAAAGACGTGCTGATTTCATGGACCATCTTTATGAGGTTTATAAGCCAGCTAATCATTGCTTTACTGGACTTTGGCAAAAATTTTGTTTAGAAGAAGCTGGTCCTTATTGCAGAAACGAATACTTTGAACGTTTAAAATTTATAGAAAATTTTCAAAAAGAAATCGAAATGAGGGAGTTTGATAGGTAGAATACTACAAAGAAAAAAAATTATGTTTGACAAACACCCTTGGATTAACAAGCTTTCTTTTTCAATGGAAAATGATAACAATACTGTTGATGTTCAATGGGATGAAAATGATCCTAGTTTAAAAGACTGGTGTTCATGGACTGATGACCAACAAAATGATTTTTTAATTGAGTTATTAAATTTTGTATTTAAAGAGAATAATGATTTAAAAGTAGTTCCTATAGATGAATCTGAGGATGAATCCAATGGATAGTCAAATGTCTTCCTTGCAGATGCCAAATTTTGAGGTGCCAGAGTCTCCAACTGATTCAAAATCTAAACCTAAATCAAAACGAGGAAGTGTTCCTGATTTTATTAGAAACTTAATTAGTTTAGCTTCATATATTAAACAATTAGAAGTTCAATCTCATTTGATTCATTTCAACTATGAAAAGTCTAATTTTTTTGGTGTCCATGCTTTCCTTAAAGATCAGTACCATGCTCATGTTGATCAGTTTGATCGTATTGGAGAGTTTGTTAGATCCATGGATTATCTCATGCCAATGTGCAATCGTGGTTTAGAAGATGCTTGTCCTAAATTCAATCACGTTAAAAGTTATGCAGCAGACAATATGTTGATTACTTATTACAAAAATTTAGAAGAACTTGGTTTAATGACTAAGAAAGTAGAGCAGGAGGCTGCTAGGGTTAAAGCTATTGATATCCAAAACTACATGGCTGAGCTTTGTGGTGAAGCATTTAAAGCGGCCTGGTTTATTAAAGCTAGTCTTCGTAGTGAATAATCCTATGGCAATTACTGCATAGTGGAATACATTTATCAATTTCTTTTTTAATTGTTTCCCAGCAATAGCCCTTGCCTGGCATTTTAGCTATTACATATTTTTTATCTTTTATATGATGGAACTCCATGACCCTATGGTCGTGGAGTCCACAACTGTTACAAGAAATATTTTTTTTATAGTCAAGAAGTTTCTTCTTTGTCTTCTCTATCTTTTCTTTTCGAGAATGCATTATCAAATGGATCTACTTTATCTTTTACAATTGAACATGCTCTTTCATAAAAGAAAGAATTAGTTTTGCCTGCTTCTTTCAATGCGTTTTTTATCTTCTTCCAGTTTTCGTACGTGATTTGATCCATCTTCTTGTGGTGTCCTCCAAAAGTAATCATCAGTTTGTCCAAGCCGACCCCATTTTGGGGCATGCTCTACATTAAAATAGCGCGTTGAAACTTTAAAGTCTGGTGTTTTTAATTCATCATTAGTTAATGATGGATCAACCATCCGACATCTGTTGTTTGGATATGCTCCGATCTGACCATTTTCAAGCTCAACAATGTTGTGAGACTTATGTTCGTCAGGTGTTTCAGAAAAATAATAATCAGCCTCATTACGATGAGGGTGATAGTTATCGATAGTAAATAAGTAAGAGCCTTTCATGTTGCCAGACTCTCTTGTCATTACCTCAAACTCCATATTAAAAATCAAATTCTTTTCTACCACCGTAATTCCTGTATCAAAACCATTCCAGAACTGTAAGTCTGTCAAAGGTAAATCAGGAGTAGGAGCCACGGGACTATCGGGACTATCGCTATCCCAAGAAAGAAAAGCACTAATAGGAAGTTTGTCATACAAAGCACCATACTCTGTTAAGTATGTTTCAAAATAAAGTGCGCGTCCACTGATGGATTTACATGTTACCCAATAGCCAGGGGTATATTCTCCATGGCCATCGCGCAAGTCACGTAAATATTCACGTCGCACCCAAACTTTAACAGGAGGAATGTTTGCTACTAGAGTTGTCATTGTTATTAAATGTTTGGTTTAATGTCGTTTAATTTACCCATGAATTCATCAATTGTTTCTAAAGCGTCTAGCTTTAAAAGAATTTCTGATAAACCTTGAATAACAACAGGATGTTCATTTCTTGATGCAAAAGCCAATGCATTTCTAAGTTGTGAAGCTGCCTCTTGGATTGATTCTTTTACTTGTGATGATAGAGCCATTTCAGATTCTTTGGGTTGACGAAAGATGGGAATTAATTTGATAAACATAAAATTTTTAGTTATTTTCAAACTTTACGAACAACTAAAATTAAATCGTCATATCGACCAGTTGTTTCTCTAACATCATAAACTTCAATAACACCTACGTACTTGTTTTTATATTCTTCGGGTACACTTTCTTTTAACATTTCTAAGACATCAGTGCTTTCAATGTCTTCAATAATTAATATTCCATCATCTTCTAATAATTCTAAATAATTTTCTATTGTCCATTTTTGACTATCTGGCGTATGTGGACCATCGTCAATGATTACATCAAACTTTCCCCAGTCTTCTTTTAAACTTTCTTTGCATTCATCTGTATATGCATCTCTGTTGTAAAACAAATAACGGTCTCTATCTTTATTAAAGATATCAATAATATTTTTTCCAAAAGTAATAACGGGATCTACTAAAGCAAGTTGAAAATTCGGAAGATATTCCCACCACAACAAAGATGAACCACCATGGCGAACACCAATTTCTAAAAGAGTTCCGTATCTTCTATCTTTAAAAGGTTTTAATAAATGTTCATAAATACCCGTGTAATTATGAACGGTTGCTTTATCTGTACCTCCTTGAAGATCATATCCATTTACTTTATGCTTATCTAAGATTTTAACTAGGGTTTTAGATGGGGATTTCCAGGGGGGATTAGTCATCTTAGATCCAGCGTTGTTTTTCACTTCTTTCAGGACTGTACTTCCAATAGTCTAAAGGCAATTCTGAATTATTAAAGGGCCTTTTGTATTTTTCATTGCCAGGAAGACCTCCCCATTTTTCAACATAGTATTTTCCATTAGATGCAAATGTTTCTTTGTTTTTTAATTGGAAACTTACATCTCTTTTTAAAGTACTGCTAACAGCATGATTGTAAGTTAAAGGGAAATTTTCCCATTCTAAATTTGCCATTCTCATTCGATGGCGATGATCATTATCTTCATAATATCCAGGGAAAAAGTTTTCATCAAAAGTTCCTACTTTATTAATTATTTCAGGCGTAAGCACCATGCAAGAATAAGCGTTTTGAGTTTCATCGCATAAAATTCCTGTAAATGATTTTTCTAAACGTTCTGCTAATTTTTCTAATTGATTTTTTCTAGGATGCCAATCGCATCCCATAATAATCCAATAGGGTACATCAGTATTTTGTTGAACAATTTGATTGCAGCTACCAGCAAAACCTACATTCATACGATTTTTTACCACAAATATTTCTTTGATGTTTTCATTACTAAGTCCTGTGGTGATTTGAGAAATAGTATTTTGAACAGAATAATCTTTACCCATTGAATTATCCAATATAAAATAACGATTAACTGGATAATCAATTGCATGATATTGTTTAAGTAAATCTTTGCCTCCATTGAGGATCATGGTGGCAATTATCTCAATGGGTTTTGACATTTTAAAATTTTTTCTAACGTTAGCTCATAAATCTATCCGAAGATAGTCTTCTTTTCGTTCTTTAAGTTTTGCTTCATATTCATCGGCTTCGCATTTGTCAACGTCTTGAACGTAGCCGTCACATTCTTCTTCATCTATACAAACATAAAAACGAGACACATCACAACTCATTGCAAAAAAAATTTAATGCTCTATAGTTATTTTAAATTGTGTAATTACAATGCAATTAAAAAATAATGAAGAGCTGACAAACAATATTATTGATTATTCGGAATTAAATTCTCTACCTTCTCGAATCCAGATCAATGGAAAAAGGCATTATAATACGCCTTTTTATACAGGACCTGCTCCTTCTGTAACAACAATCTTATCTGAAACTACAAGTGAAAAAAACAAAAAGAAATTGGAGATGTGGTCTAAGGCTAATCCAGGGGTAAAAGAAGAGGCAGCTCATCGTGGAACATATATCCATGCTGGTATGGAGCATTATCTTAAAAAAGAGCCTTATACCATCCCCGAAGAATATCAAAGTTTTTGGCAGGGCATGCCTAACATACTTGACCAGTTTGAAAAAGTTATTTGGGCAGAAACACCTTTTCTTGAAGAGCATCAATTTGCTTTAGCGTCTGATGGGGTAGGACGTGTTTGGGGTAAGGATAAAGAAGACAGGGCCTGGGCGGGCTCTCCTGACTTGATTGGTTATGTTAACAATAAACTAACACTTGCTGATTTAAAAACTAGCGTCAAACCTTATTCAAGGTACTGGCCCAAGAATCATGAAAAAGGTTCCAAAGAATGGAGAGATCTTCTTGGTGGGTATATGAAATTCAAAAAAACATTAAAACAATTAGCTGCTTATGATATTGGCATAGAACAAACTTTAAATATGCAAGTAGAACAAGCTGCTATTTTGGTTTCTACTCCTGAAAAAACTCAAGTTTTTAAAATCTCTAGAAATTATTTAAATATCTTAAGAGAGGATTGGTTCAAAATTGTTAAAGAATATTATAGTCAAATCGAAAGATGTGTGATGCACGAAGAAGATTTGATTTAAAATAAAAAACAAAACAAAAATGTTGTTAAAAACTTTTCTTCCCCAATTGATTGATGAAATTATTAAATGGATAAAAAAATGGTGGTTTGAAACAAAACTCACTGCTCGTTTAAATCAATTAGAGGCTGAGGCTAAAGCTCAATATAATAAAGAGTTAAAATATTTTTATACCCCTGAGTTTACAGAATATAAAATTAATACTCAAATTCAGACTGGCGAGTCTCAAAAATTAGGCGGGATGATGCAGCTCTCAGCTAAATGGCATAAAAATAAAGACAAGTCGACAGGTAACTCAAATTAACTCAAGCACTGTAAAATATTATTTGATGCACTCGTTTAATGAATCTAAATGTTTCAAGCGGGCAGTGGATCACTTTTTTCAAACAGCAAATGCAATCCTATCCTAATTTTCCAATTTGTTTTATAGTTCCTTCCTGTGCCCATGTTCATGCTTTTTTAATTGCTCAACAATCTTTTCCTGAAAACAATTTTACTTTTAAACTAAAACAACAGGCAAACTAACATGAACACGAACCAAAAAAGTCTTAGGCCAGGGGACATCTGTTTAGACTATATCCCTATTGACTGGCCTTTAACTCCTTTAGGAAGCGAAAAAAATCCCTATACATTTGGATGGCAAAATAAACGGTTTACTCCTAATGAAATCAGAAAAGAATTAGAAAAAGGACAATGTAAAGCCGTTGGTTTACTTAGTGGCCCTGTCTACAACCAACCATACGGATTGGTTTGGGTCGATTTAGATGGTGAAAGTGTTATTGATTTAATAATTAATTTGTCTGGCGTTGATCCGGCTGAAGCTTTACCTTCTACTCTTACAATTCAAAGCGGTAAACCTGGCAGAGCGCGTAAATTATATAAGCTGGCAAAAAAACATTGGAATTGTTTTGCTCGTAATAAATACATATGGCATACAGATGTTAATCGTGAACAATTAGAAGTTCTATGGTCAAAGCATCAAGGTGCCTTAATGGGTGCTCACCCTGAAACAGAAGGTTATTTTACTTCTGAAAACTCTGGTTTTGAATGGGCTGACAATCTTCCTGATCTTCCTACTTGGATTTTAGATGAAATAATTAAAAAGAATATGCGCAATGGTAAACCAGCTGCAGAATATAGCAGATTTGTTGGTCCTGGATTTGCAATAAATACTTCAATATCTTTAGAGCGAGATATCAAGGTTGCAATTGAAGCTATAAATCAAATGCCCATCGAGGCTGCTGATGACTATGATATATGGATTACTGTTGGTCAAAGTTTACATTCTTTAGATGAATCATTGTTAGATGCTTGGGATGACTGGTCTAAAAAATCAGATAAATATAAAGAAGGAGAATGCCACAAAAGATGGAAATCTTTTTCAAAAGGAGGAGGAAGAGGCATTGGTAGTTTATTTCATTTAGCTCAAGAGTATGGCTGGAAACCTAGCCAGGAACACAAATACACTGGACCTAATGATCAAATGTTAGAAGAATTTGAATCAATCTTAAAAGAAATTTCAAATCAATCCCCTGAAGAAATTGCCAAACATGCAGCTTCTACTGAAAAAACAGTAGAAAAAGAATCAAAAAAACAACGCAATCTTTCTTCTAATATTATTGTTGATTTACTTTTAAAAGAGTATTACAAAGATAATCTTTTGTTTAACCAAATAACAGGTCAATTTTATCAATACAATCGTGTTCATCCTGGTTTGTGGTCTCCAATGACACGCCTGGAAATGCTTGGTGATATTCGTTTAAAACTTCAACTACCTGCATTAAAAGAAATAATGCCAAATGGGTATACTTCTAATTTAATGAATGATTTATTTGCTCAATTACAAGCTATATTGGCTTTCGACAATTGGTATCAAGGTAATAATTATCTTTTGTTTTCTAATGGAGTTTTAAGCATTGAAGAAAAAGAATTAATTGACTTTGATAAAAAACTTTTTCTTACTCAACGTATGCCTTATGCTTATGATCCAGAGGCAAACTGTGATCAAATTATTGACTGGCTTAAATACACCCAAAGGAATGATTGGGATCGCGTACAAGTCCTCAGAGCATGGCTTAGAGCTGTATTATTAAGTGCTTATGATATGCAAAAGTTTGTTGAAATCATTGGCCCTGGTAAATCTGGTAAATCAACTTATGCAAATTTATGTGTTGCATTAGTTGGTAAAAGCAATTCATATAGTACAGATTTTGCTAATCTTGAAACAAATAGATTTGAAACTATTGCTTTTATGAATAAAAAACTTCTATTATTCCAAGATATGGATCGTTGGGGTGGTAGTGTTTCTAAACTAAAAGCAATTACAGGTGGTGACTGGATTCGTGTAGAACGTAAGTTTCAAGCAGAAAATCCTGAACCTTTTCAGTTTCATGGCTTAGTAATGATTACAGCCAACGAAGCAATTCAATCAACTGACTATACTTCTGGTTTAGCCCGTAGACGTTTAACAATTCCATTCGACAGACCTTTCCAAGGTAATTTTAAACAGCAACGTGAGCTTATAAAATTTGATACACAAGGTAATCCGCGAGGTGAATTTGCATCTTTATTGCCAGGACTTGTTAATTGGTTGTTGGAAATGAGTACTGATGAAATGCGAGCCTATTTAATGGAAACAGGTAATAAAGTTAAATTTTTTAAAGAGTACGAAAAAATACAAAGCTTACGTTCCAGTCCTTTGCTTGACTGGATGGAACACAAGATTGTTTTTGCACCTGGTGAAAAATGTTCTATTGGTTTTGCTAAGCCTGCCCCTCCAGGGGGTAGTGGATCTTATGTCAATTGGGATAAATGGTTATATGCAAGTTATTGTGAATTTTGTAAAACATCTAATGTAAACATAATGTCTCGAAATCGTTTTGAGCCATTGTTTTTTGATATCTGTAAACACCAACTTAAATTAAATATATTCCATGTACGTAATTCAAGAGGTCTATTAGTATTTAATGTTGCTATTAGAGATAGTGGTCCGGGTGTTTCAAAATACCCATCTATTGTTGAAGTATCTACTGATAAAGAAAAATTTAAAGAGTTTTATGGTAATGAGATAGAAGATTCAAACGAAACAACAACAAACAAAAAAGAATGGGAAAATAAAGAATTGTTTTAATGGTTACCACTTCACCTTGTGGGACCAATACCGTGCTGAAAATTTATCTGGTTTAGCATCTTGTGCATTATGTCTAGCATAATATGATTTTCTTCTAGCTTTGTCTTTGGCTGTTTTAGGATTTTTACCAGCTCCTTTAACACCCTGTTGGCCAAAACGAATAATTTTTTCTTTGCCATCCTTGCAGGCTTTAACAACATGCGATTTAGTAGGATGTTTAGGTGTACGCCGTGGCTTATCACATGCCATCTTATCTTTAGCTAATTTCGCAGCACTTGCTGCTTTTTTATGTTTACTCACTTAACCGAAGGAAAAATTTTCTTTAAAGCCTCAATAATAACCTGAGCAATCCCATTTCCTTTTAAAGGGGTGTAAGGAAGAATCTCAGAAATAGCTGCAATTGCAACAGCAATGATAGCGGCAGTTGAAGGATCCATGAATTACATATTTAACTTCCAAAATTATAGCAATAGGTAAATATTTATGCTAATTTCTATACAGTGAATAACCACACATGTCTGATAAAAAACCCAAATTACTGTGGCTTGGCGATATTATTGCTACTACAGGATTTGCTCGCGTTACTGAAAATGTGCTTGAGAGAATTTGTGATGACTGGGAAGTAGTTGTTTTAGGAAATAACTATTGGGGTGATCCTCATCCACTTCAAGCAAAATATAAAATCTATCCTTCAAGCAACCGTTTTCAAACTTCACCTTTTGGTGAACAACGTATTAGAGAAGTTGTTGAACGAGAACGACCTGATATCGTTTTTTCAATGAATGATATCTGGATTATTAACGAACAATATCGGCAAATCGCTGATCTTCATAAACAAGATCTATTTAAATTCATTGGTTACTATCCCATGGATTCTTATGGGTGGACCGGTTGTATTGCAGACACCGCAAATGAATGGGATGAAGTTATTTGTTATACCGATTTTGGCGTAGAAGAAAGTAAGCGAGGAGGCATTACAAATAACAATATTCATTCAATTCCTCATGGAATTAACATGGGACAATTTTATCCTATGGATAAAAAAACTTGTAGAGAAAAACTTGGTTTACCTTTTGATGATCTGTTTATTGTTTTTAATGGTAATAGAAATCAATTTAGAAAACGTATTGATTTAACTATTACTACATTTGCAAAATTTTGTGTAGACAAACCAGATACTAAACTTTATCTGCATATGGGCTTAAAAGATCAAGGGTGGGATATCATGCCTTTATTCCATAGAGAAATGCTTAAATATGGAGTAGATCCAAATAATAGAATTATCTTGACGGGCAATAGTGGTGGGGCTCCTGCCGTTCCTGTTGAGCTTTTAAATATCATCTATAATGCCTGTGACGTTGGCATTAACACCTGTAAGGGCGAGGGCCATGGCTTGGTTAACCATGAGCATGCTGCTTGTCGCGTGGCTCAGGTGGTTCCTGATCACACCTCATGTAAGGAGATTTTTCAAGATGCTGCTCCCCTCATCGAATGTTATTCAACGGATGTGGATATTAATTATTCCAGAGAACTCCCCATTCCTGACGTTGATTACGCAGTTAAAATCCTTAATAATTTATATTACGACCGGGATTACCTTAATGAAGTAGCAGAAAAATGCTATGACAGAGCCACTTCAGAACGATATGACTGGGATTATATTGCCCCTAAATTTAATGAACTCTTTAAAAATGCAATCAAAAAACCTGCTATAAACCTTGCATCTCTCGAGAAAAAAAATAATATTAAATTTAAAAAAACAAAGGCAAAAAAATAAAAACCTATTAATATAGCTGCGGAGACACGTTAAGGGGGCACTTCGGTGCTCCCTTTTTTTATCACCATAACCGGAATTGCTGTGGGACTAGTTTGCCGGTGCAGAGACTCAGACTTTTAGCCATTTTATTTTTTAGATCGCGTAACCTATAAAATGTAAAAAGCTTAGGCAACAAAAATCTTAATCATTTTACTAAACTTTTAACAAAGTTGCGGTTAGCTCTTATAAAGAATAAAATAAGCTCAAGTCTGCAAGTCTGCATTTGCGATGGCTAACATCCATGCCAATCCCAACTTCAAACGCTATAACACGGTTGTGTTGCCATCTGAGACTCAATTTAGATATATAAAAAGTATAGATTCTTTAACGGATGAAGAACTAAATGATCATGGGTTTTACCACGGCTACACATGTGCTTATGGTCATACAATTCGAGATCAAATTAACCATTGGTGTTATCACTGTGTTGTAAAAATTATCTCTAACAATTGTGGTTTCGATATTAACTTTTTACATCAACTTTATAAACTTAAATATTTTAAATTATGGGGTCAAGTTAATATAAAAAATTGGGACGAATGCTGGGAAGCACCTAATAAAATGGTAACTTTTCCTTCTTACCGCTCTATGTATTCAAAAAAGAAAACTGAAAATGTTTCATTTCATAAAGCAATCTATCAATGTGCATGGGGAGATATTGGTAAAGGTTATGTAACTAGGTCCTGTGGAAATAAAAATTGTGTTAATCCTTTGCATTTAGTTTCTACTTGGAATAGAGCTGTTCCACCTCAAACAGTTTATCCATTTGAACTTGAATTTAAAGCAGATAAATTAATGAAAATGGCTACTAAAGCTAAAAATCATTTTGTTCGTCCCACCATTTCTTACCCACAAGATGTATTAAATGAATAAGAAGTAAAATAAATAAAAAGCTTAAATATGACTCGTAATCTTTTTTCTGATAAAAACCAAAGGAAAAGAACAGCCAAGGATCCTTTGTCTTTAGGAGAAGTATCTAGAACTACTGTTAAATATCTACGCGGAAAACTAGGTCCTCAGCATAAATTAATACAAGGAGGTTATGGTGGTGGAACATATAATCATTGGTTTAAAATTAAACTATTGCGCCCAGGGTGGTTAATACTTGCCAAGGATGGTAAAGATAAAAAAAAGTTTACTGTTAGTACTTACGACTTAAATAAAATCCCAATAGAACCAAGGGCAATCTTTCAACAAGATAGTTTATCTACCATTGGATCAAACGGAAAAGTAATTTATCCTTATTTTGCTCACATGATGGGTGCCCAGTCAGATTTATATAATACATATAATCCAGACACTCAAAGCAGGGGGGATAATTTATATCTTCCGCTTGATAGTGGTGAATATTTAATTTGTATATCTAGTACAAGAAATGAACTTATTGATTATGCACTTGCTTTGGTTGTTGAATTTGCTAATCCTGATTTTTTCTTGGCTTTAGAAGATTTCTTCTTATTTTTAACAACAAACGTTGGTTTCACAGATTTCTATGCTTTAGAAGATAATTTTTTATATCTATTTGAAGACGATACATTTATTGCACTTCCTGTACAAGATGAACAAATAGAAGGTTTTATTGAATTAGAATTTGGTCCTAACTATGATATTGAAACTGAACATGAACATTCTTTAACAGAATGGCAAACTGCCTGGAATCAAGAACACACACCTGATCAACCTTTTCCTTCTGTTCTAATACCATTAACTTCATTACCATGACAAAATATCATTATCAAAGAAAACACAAAAAGAAAGTTAAAACATATAAATTAAATAATTTAATTATCAAAATGCGTTTAATTCCTTATGTTAAAAATAAAAATAATGTAATTTGGTTATTTTCTTTCGTTTGTGGCTTTAGTATTAGACAAGTTAATGATTGGTTAGATGAAAGAAAAAATACAAGAGCTAAACAGCTAAAAAATAAAATTACAGGAAAACATTCTTTAACTCCTCATTTTCTTGCCCTACAAACTTTAAAAAAATGGCAAAATGAAATACCTAAAAACGATTCAATTTATTTCATCTGTGATTCTGTTAAACCAAGAAAACAATTTGAAATCTATAAAAAATGGTTTACAAAACATGAAAAAAATTGGTTAATTGATGTGCAGAATTATGCTTTTCTGTATCATCCAGGATTAAACAGAATCATCCAGGATTAAACAGGATTAAACCAATAAACAGTTCCTCCCATTTCTAAAATTTGTTTTTTCAGCATATATGCTTCTTCTTTTGAAAGAGTAGCGCATTTTCTTTTTTTATTTATTTCATAACAAATATTTACTAATATATTTTCTTTTCTCATGCTAATATACACCATCCTGTAGAAACGCCTTCTACCATCCATCTAGGATTAAAATTTTTATAACTGTAATGTAAATGTATTCCTGTTGTATTTATATATTCTCCTGTTATTAAATCTAGTTCGCCCCATGGATCATGGACAACAAAACCCTTATCATCATATCCAATAATGCACGCCCAGTGCCCTCCCCCTGAGGGAGATTTAACTGTTCCTTTATGTAAAAAACCTACTGGCACAGGCTTGTTATTATTAATTTGAGTTTTAATTGTATTTACATTTGCTCCATTAAAAAATCTTGCTTCCAATCCATAATTAAATAAAGCTTTTATTTGAGCGGTGCTTTCAGTACTATCTCCGTTATTAAAAACTTTACGGATATATTCATCATCAGAAACAATAGAACCTGGCTTTAAATATTTCAACATCATTGCACAACTTGAACTAAAACATGTTCGAGCTGCGTCTCTATAGTTATCTCTTTGACTCATATATTCAACATTTAACGGATTTGAATATTTTAATTTTTTAATTTTAGTTTTAGATTTAGATTTAATTACTTCTATAAGTTTTTCTCCATATAAGGGATCTGTCGCATACCCCTCTTTTTGCAGTTGGTGGCAAGCGGCTTCCCAGGTTTTACAGTTATTGATTCCTTTCCATGTTTTGTAGTCTTTATACCACTTAGTAACCAAATAATCAACAGCACTATATAAGTCAGGAAAGTTAATAAATTTGTCTTTGATTTCAATCCATTTTTCATCTACAAACTCCTTTGTATTAACTTCTGAACCTTGTCCTTTTAATCCAAAGTAATTGTTTTTACCGGAAACATGTTTGCCATTACCTGATTCTAATGCCCATTGTGCAGCTACAACTTCAGGATATTTAGCTCCTGAATCCCTTGCTGCTTCTAATATACCTTCCCATGAATTTTTATATTCTTTATTTTCTATTTCTTTGATGTTTTTTTCTCTGTATTTAGCTGCAAAAATATTTAAAATTTCTGGACTTACTTTTGTTTGTAGCCAGTCCCAAGCTTCATCTTGATGCTTTAATTCTCTATAATATTTAGCAGCATTTTTAAATTTAATCGACATGATTAAGGACTGTTTTTTTGTAATCTCCTTTATATATTTTAGGGCCTATATGTACACAAGTGCTAGAAAAATCAATCCAAATTTTAAAACCCAGATCACGTAATTTTTCACAAAGAAAAATATCTTCTCCCATAAAAACTTCTCCTTCAAAATCATATTGGCAAATATTTTTTATTTTATTTTCTCTGAAATATGTATCTACACTATTTTTAGCTAATGCTTGTAAACTTTTTCTGCTTAATTTTAAACAACTTGTGCTAACAGCATTAACTAATTGTAAATTATTTTCAATTGTTTCAAATTGTTTTTCATCTTCAAACCAAAAATCGTATTCTTCTTTGTTGTCATTTTTTTTAATTGTTGGAATTGCAATAACATCTTCTGGGTTTTTAATTATATTAATTAAAGCATTTGGATCACAACCAACATCTGAATCAATAAATATCATACAATCTACATTTTTTTCAATAGCTATAGTTAATAATTGATTTCTTGCCATTGGTAAAATACTTTCATATGAAAGCATGCAAATATTAATATCAATATTATTCAAAACTCCTAATTTAGAAACTTGATTTACCATGCTGGCGTAATGAACATCTACTCGCCCGTCTAATGCAGGTGTAGCAATCAATGCGGTAATTTGTTGTTTTTGATTTGGTTTAAAACTTTTTGCCATTGAGGAATTCTTTTTTGCCATGTCCAATTTTCGTTATAGAATTTAGTTTGTTTTTCAAGCTTTAATTGGTTTTCTGGTGTCCAATAAGCGTCAATTACTTCGTTCAATACGATAGCATATTTTTCAGCCAATCGCAGATGATCAGAATCATAACAAATAAAATCAGCATATTCTCCGCATGTTTCTAGTAATGCCCCATAATTAGTAACTACCGCCTGGCATCCAGCACACATAGCTTCTATTGCTGCAATGCAAGATGTTTCTTCAAAAACACTTGGATACGCAAAAATATGTGCCTCTTGCAAAGCTTCTCGTATTTTTTGATTTGTTGCATATCCTTTATAGTTAATTCCGGGAGTATTTTTTAATTGATTAAACAAAGGCTCAAATCTATTTCCTAACATTTTTTCAAATACAGAGCCATAGATTTTGGTAGAAGAATATACATCTAATTCAATATCATCACGATCTAAAATTTGAAATGCTTTTAATAATACTTGTAAACCTCGCCAGGGAGTTGAAGTATGTATTAATTTTAACTTTTTTCCTTTAGGTTTTGGTTTGGGTAAAAATTCTGTTGTTGCATTTTTTATAACAATTGATTTCCAAGGGGGAGTATTAAACTTTTCTCTAAATTTTTCATAGCACCAATGCGAATTATAAATAAAACAATCAATTTTATTTACAAAACTACCACTTTTCATTCCTTGTACATTTTCTTGATCATAACTTAATTGTTGTAATAGAATATTTTTTTGTCCTGGTACTATTAAATTTTTATTACAATTGCAAACAATTAAATTTATCCCTTCAAAGTCAAGATGACTACGAAGGGATTCAACTAAAATTTCAGTTCCACCTTTAGGTGTACTTGGCATTTAAAAAATTAATCTATAACGATTATAGATAATTTTAAGTACTTTGCAATTCAGCAATTGCTTGTTCAGCTGCTTCTAAACGATTAATTAATTCTTTAACAGCTTGAACAAGAATTGGATATGTTTTAAGCGGAGCTGCTTCTAATTTATCAGGATTTTTATCAAGAACTAGATTTGTATATTCAGCAGTATTTAATTCGTTTTCTACTGCTTGTAACTCCTGAGCAATAAAACCATAATCTTTTTTGCCTTCAAGACTACCATCTCTACGTGCCCAATCAAACTTAACAGGTCTTAACCGTCTAATAAAATTAACGCCATGGTCAAGATCTGTAATATTTGTTTTATCTCTTTCATCAGAAAGAGAAGTAATGCTTGTTTGATTACATCTTAATGTAGCAACAGAAGAATTACCTAATGTAAACTCATTGTCAACACTTGATGCACTACTAGTAGCAGAATAACCAATAAGAGTATTGTTATTACCTGAAGCTAAAGTTCCACCTGCAAAATATCCAAGAGCAGTATTGTTTGATCCCGTTTGTAAATCCATAAAAGAATATGCTCCAACTGCCGTACCGTTGGTAGAATAATTTAGAGACCTAGCAGTTGCATTATATCCAACAAAAACACTATAACCGCCGCCACCATAAATCTCTCTGCCTGCGCTATGACCAATGGCAACACATCCATTAGGATTTCCACCAGCAAAATTATTGCCACCAATTAAAGTGTTGTGGTTAATAGATGCAGAACCAAAATAATTGAGTATATCATTACCTATACATACATTATGAGAACCGCTATGTGTTACGCCTGTCGGACTGGCTATATCAGAGCCGATTAGTACATTGTTCTGCCCATTCATTGGGTGACCAACATTCGAACCTATATAAACACATTCGGATCTATATTCATTCTGTCGGGCTACAAATTGACCTATTGCAGTTACTTCACTCCAACCATTGGTCCAGTAACCATTTGGATCAAAAAAATTATAATTATCAGCTATAAATGAACCTACTACAGTATTATACGAACCACTATATAGGTAAGTCGCACAATTAGAACCACCCACAATAGTGTTGTGCTGAAGTTGACCGTTAGTAAGATTTGCAGTTCTATTACCAATTATGCAATTGTCAGTAGAAACACCAGCGCCTGATGAAAATGCGTCATGTCCAATAACTAAATTAAGATATGAAGTAGTTTGTGTTGATCCTGCATTATTTCCAATATAAATACCACTCTGAACCGGCTGAGAACCAGAAATTGCTGAGTGCCCTATAGCAATACTATCAAATAGTTGTCCACCAGCACCATTCAGTGCTGTTTTATGACCTACAATTATACTGCGATTGCCATCCGAAATGTCCCTCAAGGCCTCATGGCCAATAACTATATTACTTTCATTATTAGTAGCACCAACAGCCCCTGTGCCGATACTTGTATTATCGCCTATATGTATAGAATTGATATGCGGCATTTTTACCGAAGCATTGTAAGAACGACCTGCATTTCTACCAATAAATATTACGCCTGATGGTGTAGTATCTGCGCCTGCAGCAAATCCAATAGCTATATTACTAGTGTCTTGATTACCGATTCCTGGACCACACCCTGATAAAGCATAACTACCAACAGCAACACCGCTTCGTAAGGCTTGAGGTGCAGAAGGTGAAGTCCAGCCTGCTCCTGCTTGATAACCTATAAAAGTAGAACCACTTGCCCCGAATGTCCCTGTAATAACAGCTGTATCAATACCTAATGCAGTTGTGCCTGTAAGTGTTGCACCACTTAAGCTACTGCCACCGCCACCGCCACCGCCTGCTGACCAACTTAATCTACCAGCACCATCAGTGGTTAATACATCGCCAGATGTACTATCACCGCTAGGCAATCTAAACGTAGTACTAGTACCATCTAATGTTACTGGTGCTCTAAATGCAACATATTGTGTATTATCTCCTTGATAAAATTTAAGCGATCTAGTTTCATAACTACCTCTACTCTCATAACCTCTTAAATCAGTAAATGTACCACTTTGGTGTACAACATCACCACTAATTGATAAGTAACCACCAATAATATTTTCACCTGTAATATTTGTAAACTGTGCATTTGTACCAGTAACTGTTGCACCTGACACAGTAGCTGTGCCGACAATTGTACTGCCAGTAATATTTGTAAATTGAGCATTAGTACCAGTTATGGTTGCAACATTTGTAATATTTGTAAGAGTAGTGTTAGCACTATTTAAATTGGTAAAATTACCAGTTCCACCAGTAACTATTGTACCGCTTAAACCAATTGCATTTAAATAGTTTGTTGCAGCATTATAATATAAAGCACCAGTTGAATAGGCAACACCACTTCCAGCATCTTGTCCCTTTAAAACAACATAAACAGTTCCTTCTCCTGGAAGTGCTGTTGAATTAATACCTGTTGAATAAAGTTGTTCACTTCCTACAGGTGCCCAGCCTAAATTTAAAGATGCGTCACTAACCAATGCATAACCAGAAACAGGTGCATCAGCAGCTGGTAATGTCCATCTTATATTGGTAAACTCTCCAATACCAGTTGGTGCTTTAAAACCAACTGAACCAATTCCTCCACTTTCAACAAAATCTACTACTGCTCCGTTCCTAAATTGCTGCCTACCAAAAAAACCGGGCTGATATGAAACTACAGTCAGAACCTCCATGTTGCCTTGTGTAAAATTACCATATGAACCGGTAACTGTTGTACCGCTTAAACCAATTGCATTTAAGTAATTTGTTGAATTACTGTAATATAAACTACTAGTTGAATAAGCAAGACCGCTTCCTGTTGCATTTGCTTTTAAAACAATATAATTAGTTCCTTGTTCTGGATTAGCTGTTGAATTAATACCTGTTGAGTAAAGTTGTGTACCTCCTACAGGTGCCCAGCTTAAATTTAAAGATGCGTCACTAACTAAGGCATAACCAGAAACAGTTGCATCGGTAGCTGGTAATGTCCATCTTATATTGTTTTCTCCAATACCAGTTGGTGCTTTAAAACCAACTGAACCAGCTTGTCCACTTTCATAAAAATCTACGACTGCTCCGTCCGTAAGTTGAATAGCACCAAAAGCAGGAAATGGTGATCTAGTATTACTTACAGTCAGATATCCATAGCCACCATTTGCAAAATTACCAGTGTTCCCAGTAACTGTTGCACCTGACACAGTAGTCGTGCCGACTATTGTGCCACCTGTAATATTAGTAAACTGTGCATTCGTACCAGTTACCGTTGCACCTGATACTGTAGTAGTTCCGACAACAGTGTCACCAGTAATGTTTGTAAATTGTGCATTTGTGCCTGTAACAGTTGCACCTGATATAGTTGTTGTGCCGACTATTGTGCCACCTGTAATATTAGTAAATTGAGCATTAGTACCAGTTACCGTTGCACCCGACACAGTAGTTGTGCCGACTATCGTTGTGCCTGTTATCGTTGCACCTGAAATACTAGTTGTACCAACTATTGTGCTTCCTGTTAAAGTTATAAATCGCCCAACATCACCGGTAATAATTGCACCACTAATCGTTCCAGTAACTGTTAAATTAGGTACGTCAAGACTGGTAATACTAAGTGTTCCAAAGTTACCAGTGTCCCCAGTTATAGTTGTACCTGAAATAGTAGTGCTTTTAGCTAAAACAAAATTACCTGTTCCAAAATTGCCAGTATTACCAGTTACAGTTGCACCTGACACAGTGGTTGTACCGACTATTGTGCCACCTGTAATATTAGTAAATTGAGCATCAGTACCGGTTACGGTTGCACCTGAGACAGTGGTTGTGCCAACAATCGTACTTCCAGTAATATTTGCAAACTGTGCATTTGTACCAGTTACCGTTGCACCCGATACAGTAGTCGTGCCAACTATCTCACTGCCAGTAATATTAGTAAATTGAGCATTTGTACCAGTTACCGTTGCACCTGATACGATAGTCGTACCAACAATCGTATTTCCAGTAATATTTGTAAACTGTGCATTTGTACCAGTTACAGTTGCACCTGAAATACTAGTTGTACCAACTATTGTTGCGCCTGTTAAAGTTGTAAATCTACCGATATCACCAGTAATAATTGCACCACTAATCGTTCCGGTAACAGTTAAATCGGGTACGTTAAGACCAGTAACACTAAGTGTTCCAAAATCACCTGTTTGACTTGTTATTGTAATGCCTGAAATAACAGATGACTCACCCGTAACATATAGTCCTGAGTTGAAAATTCCTGATCCTGTAACAAAAATATCTTCAACGAAATAAGCATCACCCGTTACAGTTAATCTTTCTTTTACGATTCCTGTAACAACATAAGCGGTATTTGCATTTAGGATATCAAAATTACCAATTTCACCGGTAACTGTTCCACCGGATACGGTAGTCGTACCAACTATTGTTGTTCCTGTTAAGGTTGTAAATCTCCCAACATTGCCAGTGATGATGGCACCACTAATTGTTCCCGTGACCGTAAGGTCAGGTACGTCAATACCAGTAACAGTAAGTGTACCAAAGTTACCAGTGTCGCCAGTAACCGTTGCCCCAGATACAGTAGTAGTACCAATTATTGAGTTGCCGGTAATATTGGTAAATTGAGCATTATTACCAGTAACCGTTGCACCTGAAATACTAGTAGTACCAATTACTGAACTACCAGTAATATTGGCAAATTGAGCATTGGTACCAGTAACAGTTGCACCTGAGATAGTAGTTGTGCCGACTATTGAACTACCAGTAATATTGGTAAATTGAGCATTAGTACCAGTTACGGTTGCACCTGAAATACTAGTTGTACCAACTAATGTTGCCCCTGTTAATGTTGTAAATCGCCCAACATCACCAGTAATAATTGCACCACTAATCGTTCCAGTGACCGTAAGATCAGGTACGTCAAGACCAGTAACAGTAAGTGTACCAAAATTACCGGTGTCGCCAGTAACCGTTGCTCCAGATAAGCTGGTCGTACCGACTAATGTTGCTCCTGTTAATGTTGTAAATCTACCGACATCACCGGTAATAATTGCACCACTAATCGTTCCAGTAACAGTTAAATCAGGTATGTCAAGACCGGTGACCGTAAGTGTACCAAAATTACCAGTGTCGCCAGTAACAGTTGCACCTGAAATACTAGTTGTACCAACCAATGTTGTGCCTGTTAAAGTTGTAAAACTACCTGTATTACCAGTTACAACTGCACCTGATACACTATTTGTTCCGACTACATTTTGACCTGTAATATTGGTAAATTGAGCATTAGTACCGGTTACCGTTGCACCTGATACGATAGTCGTACCAACAACTGTTGCTCCCGTGATATTAGTAAATTGAGCATTGGTACCAGTAACTGTTGTACCAGATAAAGTACCTTGTATTTCTACGCCTGAAAGAAAATAACCACTTCCTCTGACTACTAATGTTCCGCTAACATTTAAATTTCCACTATGCGTTGTGCCGCTAGTAACTAAAGTGCTAAAGATACCTGTTGTAAATTCAGCTGTTCTACCAGTAACAGTATTACCGCTGATGGTGTTAGTAACAGTTAAATCACCACTAATAGTACCGCCAGTTATAGGAAAGTATATTGTGTTTAAATAATTTATAAATCCTGATACTTCTAGTTTTTTATTTTTAATAGTAGGATCTACTTCGTCGGTACGAACGACGGTAAACAAATCATTACCGTTTAAATCAGTACCAAGTATTAAAGGTAAATCTGAAATTTTACGGTTTGCCACTATTTTAAATCAACTTTTTGTATATCAATTATAATCCCACCTAAATCTATCTAGCCTCCCATTTTATTTCTATTTTTGGTAAATTAGTTGCAAAACCCCAAAGACTTTGTACACCAAATACAAGTCCGCAAGACAATGCAAATATAACTATTATTTCTGCTACTGTTAAATTTCTTCTTACATATTGAATTTTGGGTTGCTGATTTACGATTGGCGTCTGCTGCAACGGTTGTTGAGGCAGTTGTTGCAATGGTAAAGGTTGTTGCATTAACGGTTTTTGCTGTAACCTTGCCCTGGCTTCCTTTAATTTTTCTAACTCAAGAGAAAATTGTCCATTTATTTCATTAATTTGATCCGCTGTTAAATTATTAGTCGTGTTGCTAGGCGGAATTTGGGAATCCATGTTTGAAATTAATTTTTTTAAGGCTAGCATAAAAGAAAACAAAAAACATGACAGACAAATTTTTAGAAGAAGTAGTTTATGAATTGAGAGGCATCAAAACAATCCTTGGATCAATGTGGCATTCTAGGTATAAAAACGATGAGACAGATCGAATAAATCCAGAGGCCTATGCTGATGAATATATTTCTACAGAAGAATGCGCAAAAAGATTAAATATATCAGATCAAACAATTCGCAACTGGATTGCTAAAGCCAAAACACATAAAGACAAAGGATGGATAGAAGGTATTCATTATGTTAATGTCTGTCCTAACTTTAAATCAAAGCCAGTTATTCGTATTCCTTGGAACGAATTAATTAGAAGCTTTGCTAAAAATAAATCAACTGAAATTGTTGATTTAAGAGAAAAACGCATGTACCAACCTCAAAATACGGTTCGCCTCTAATGTCTAATCTATTAAAAAATATCGATATCTCAGAAGTAACAATTGAGAATAGTTTTGAGACACTTCCTTCAAATTTATTTGAGCAGGTTTCAATTTTTTTTCCGCCCTCAGGTTCCTTTGATGATTCTTGTCTTCAAAGATATTTAAAAAATTTAATTGAATATGAAGAAGAGGATTGTAGTTCTTCTATGTCTTTAACAAATCAACTAAGACTAGCTTTTTCTGATATGAATCCAGATACAATTTGTGGCAAATTTCCACAGGCAGAATTGGCTTTAAAAAGAAGGTTGCGTTGTGTTGCTGAGTATTTAATTAGATCTAAAGAATTTGATAAATTAAAGAATGAAAACGGTCAATTAATCAAAAAACGAGGAGTTATAGGTAAACTAGTGTGTGTGTACAAGCCACTGCCAAAACTTTTAGAATCATTAAAAAAACAAGGACTTTTAAACAATGAACAGACAAGAAAAACTGTTGTCAACCCTTTTGAGAAATAAACATGATTCAACTGAAGCGCACATGATTGATACAACTGTGCGCTTTATCTTAAATGATATGGCTAATATCTATATAGAATTTTGGAAAAACGAGGGTCCAGGGATAATGGTATTTCAGCCTGATAGTCCTGATAGAAGCATGTTTTATTGGACCCTGGAAGAACTTCATAATGCTAAAGAAAGTTGCGAAAAAGAAAACAATGGAGATTTAGCTGAAAGTTTTAGACGCATTTTAGAAGCTGCTTCAAAAATCAAACCAGATGAAAAAGCAGGTTATTTGATAAATGATAATGAAGGTATAAGATATTTTGAAATAGATTATAACAAAGCTGAGGATGGGAATAACTAAAGACTATCGTCGTGAAGATCAAGAGTTAATTACCAATCCTGATTTGGTTCAATCGGCTCATGCTTTGATGGGTGATATTGATTTAGATGTTGCCAGTTCAGCTGTTGCTAATAAATATGTTCAAGCTAAGGAATTTTTTAGTCCTCAAGATGATGGTTTAAACGAACAAGAATGGTATGGCAAATGTTATTTATTCCCACCCAGTGGCACATACTTCTTTGATAAAAAGAAAGATAAATGGCGTATGACTCGTTGTAATGCAACTGTTATTAATTCTTCTCATTCAGTTTGGTTTCAAAAATTATATCGTTCATGGTTAAAAGGCAGTATAGAGCAAGCAATTTTCTTTACAAATTGTACAGATATCATTAGGTATGAACAAAAAATTTTTGATTTTCCTGTTTGTATTTTAAGGACAGCTCCTGAATTAATTAAAAATTCTAGTAAAGGAATCACAAAACATAGAACCTCTACTTCATTAGTTGTGTATTTGCAACCTAAACATAATTCTGGAGAGGCTACACAAAATTTTTTAGATATTTATTCCGAAAAAGGTCGCATTTTATATTAAACTGATTAAAGTAATTAAACCTAGAACAGATCAATGACTCTTTTGTGTGATAAGGAAATTTCTGATTTGGCTATTAATGAAAATATGATCAATCCTTTTACTCCTAAAATTATTAGAGAAGAAAATGGTAGAAAAATTTTAAGCTATGGTTTGGGTTCTTATGGTTATGATATTAGGCTTTCTCCTTCTCAGTGTGTTGTTTTTGGGCGTATTGGTGTTGGTGAAACAGATCCTAAAAATTTTAATCAAGATATTTTGCGTCCTATAGAACTCTTAAAGGATGAACGTGGGGAATATTTTTTAATTCCTCCTTATGGTTATTGTTTAGGAGTTGCAGAAGAGCGTTTAGAGCTACCAGATGATGTTACTGTTGTTGCAATGGGTAAAAGTTCTTATGCAAGAACAGGTATCATTGCCAATATCACCCCGGCAGAAGCTGGTTGGTGCGGCCATCTTACTTTAGAAATTAGTAATGCTACTCCTTTATTTAACAGAATTTATGCAAATGAAGGCATAATTCAGTTGTTATTTTATAGAGGTAATCCTTGTAATATTACTTATCATCAACGCCAGGGTAAATATCAAGACCAGGCAAAGGAAGTAGTTACTTCTAAAGTTTAAAAGAAAAAATTACCAAAACTAGCTTTTTCTGGTTTTTGTGCATAAGCTGTTGATCCTACAGGTCCAAATGATGCTCCTTCATTTGCACTTGTAGGTTCTTTTATAGCTTGACTTTTTAATCTTCTTCCAGCTGCTTTTGCTGCTCTTAAAAATTTAGCTACACTACTTTGTTTTCTCTCTCCTCTTAAGTTTCCAAACTTAGCGGCAACTCCTTCTTCTTTTCCAGGGACTCTTCTTAAATCAACATCATAAGCTTGTTCAGGATTTAAATCTGATGACTCAGCTCCTGATGTTCCCGAATCAATTCTTGGGTCGTAAGTTTGTCTTACTCTACCCGAAAAAGCCTGTTCTGGTTGATATGTTTTTGCCATGTTAATATTGTAAGCGACAGACATCTTAGTAAAATGAAAACCGATTTATTTTTAGATGGATATTTAAATGAAAATGGTGATGAGCTAACACGTAGAGCTTTATCTATATGTGATTTTGGTCAGCCTTTAGATAATGAAGAAAATGATGTTCCGCTCTATGATCAATACAATACGGGTTTAGCTCTTACTGAACAAGGGCGCGAACGTATTAATTTAGCTCTGGAGGGAAATCAATGTCCAATGAAAGCAAGTCGTCCGGGTGTAACAGGAATTATTCCGAGCATGGAGCAGGGTGTTTTGATGGGAGCAATGCCAATGCCCAGGACTTTAGCAACCATACCTTTAATGGGTATGCCTGTTCAGGAACAAATGCTTGCCATGCAGCGCCAGGGGAAAATGTAATTTCTCAAACTTATCCACCTGTTAGTTTTGAAGCGGTATCAATGAATGATATCAACTTTAAAGAATGGGAACGGGCTTGGGAACCACCTATTATTCTTAAATTAGAAAAGGATTCCAACGTAAACAATCCTTCTCATTATCAATCTGAAAAAATGGAGTGTATTGATGCTATTGAAGCGCAATTAACTTCTGAAGAATTTATGGGATTTTTAAAAGGTAATATTGCTAAATATCTGTGGCGTGAAAAAGCAAAAGGCGGCGCAGAGTCTTTAAAAAAAGCTAAATGGTATTTAGATAAATTAATTGAAATTAGATGAGTTGTGTATCATCTTCATCATCTTCTGTTTCATTCTCCTGTGTCATATGAGTAAGTTCTTCTAATTCAAGTTCAGTGGGGATGTCAAATTCAATATTGACACCCTCACTGGCCATGATGTCTTTTACTGCTGTAATTTCTACTAACCTTTGATGATAGAGATTCAATAATGTATGATATAACTGATCTCGCGTCATATCTGCAGCATGTAATTCAGCTTTGCGCATCGCAAATTTGAATTCCAATGGCAGCTCTAATTCGGTAGGTTCTATATAATCCATGAAATACTAAATTTTTTTCTATAACTATTTTATCGTTTATTTTAAAAATTACACCTTACTATCCCTGTCCTTTTTTTAATTTCTTGTTATGTTTTGGCTTTGAATGCTGACCGTTTCCTTGTCTTGTTTTCTTAGGAGAACCTATGACGTAGCCACTGCCTTTTTTCATGATCTTGAAAAACTCTTCTTATTATATCTACTATCTCCAGGTAAACAAGTTTCCTAGGTTTCCAAAGGTACTTTCGATACTGTCTTCTGGGTCTTCTTCGTCTTCATCAAGACTAAAGCTGAATAAACTATCCTCGTCGGTTGTGGCATCTTTTTGTTCCTCGATTGAATCATCAAATACATTTTCTAAAGATGTCAATGATGTAAATGGATCAGACAAATCAATTTCAAAATCAGGTATTTTTCCTTGAATAATTTTATCTAAGACTTGCATATCTTCTAAGCTTTCACCTTCTAAGAAGGTATCAAAAAATTCTTCTTGTGATCCTTGGTAGCCTGTATCTTGAAACAGTTTATAGATTGCAGTAAAGTCTTCTTCATTAACTGTGTTATCTTCATCTCTTTCAATATAGGTAGCGCCAAGGCGAGCTTGTGTTGGTTTCAATTCTTTCTTATTTAATAATTCAATTGTTTCTCTAATTTCAGCTGCTTCAGCTGTTCTTAACACTTCTGCCGCATAGTCTGATAATTCTTCAAAAGTTGTATCACTTCCTAATCCAAAACTTTCTAATAACTCTTTCCAGGTTTCAGGATTGTCTTCTGGATTTACTCCTCCTAATAAATATTTAATTGCATCATCAGGTGAAACAAACTCACTAAAAACAGTTGGAATTGATGCTGCTTTATCCGCAATAGTATTTCGTAATATTGTAGCTGATATATTCTGTGGATTTTCAGAACCTGAAAGCATTACTAATCTTGTGTTACCATCTTCGTCAGTTACATTAATTCCTTTTGATCCAATCAATTGATAATGCAGTCTCGCAAAAGTATCTAAATCATTAATGGCGTTTTCAATAGTTGTATCATCTAGTCTATTAATATAACCATAATAATAAAGATTTTCTACCCATGTTCCCAAAGAGGGGTTATTGGGGTCAACCAAGCTGGTTGGATCATTGACTGCACGCTCTAAATCTTCTTGTATTAAATTCTTCTGATTTATATTTTCTGTTCGTTTATTTTCTTGCCATGCTTTTATTTCTTCTTCTGTATTTAAATTCACAGGAGCATATAAATGATCATATGGATTTAAATAATAATTTGGATTAAAATCTTTATCGTATTTACCTTCTATTATATTTTGAAATTGTTCTTTTGCTGATTCAAAAGCAGCAATTTTAACTTCTTCTAAACGGTTAATTGTTTGGAATATATTTTCTTCTCCTTCTTCAACATCCATATAACTAACAAATTCTTCCATTGATTTTGAATAATCAAATCTAGGTTTTAAATATGTATTAATAAATTCATTTGCAAAATCATATTCTATTTTTATTTCTTCTCCTTCGCTGTCTTCAAGTTTTAATCCTTGTTTTGCTTGTGAATACAAAGTATTGTATAAACCATCAAATGTTGATTTAATATCAAATAATTCTTGTTCTTCTTCATCTGTATATCCTGATTTATTTAAAACATAAGTATTTCCTTCTTCGTCTTCTATTTCTTGATTAATATCTTTATAAAACATCAATGGTAATAAATTTGGATTATTTAAATCTTCTTCTGTTCTTAATGATGGATTATTCATGTAATCTGTAGACAACCCAGTTGCAGCACTTTGAACTAGGTCCAATTTCAAGGTTCCGAACATAGTTTCAGCATCTTGTGCTCTAGACGGCAATGATGTTTTCCCTGTCAAGATATTTAATAAAAGTTGTGCTGTGTCTTGTAGTGTTTGATCTGATGACGAAAGAGCCGTTTCGGTTTGCCAACTTTTATCTACTTCTTTTTTTTGATCTGATGTTAAATATGCATAATCTCTTCTGTATAAATGTTTTGCCCAATCATTTTTATTATCAATGCCCAAAATATTTTTTCTATTATTTAATTTTATTTCATACGGTTGATCAATAATCTGTTGTAAAAAATCAGTAAGCTCATTTGCAGTGTTAAATCCAGTTCGATCTACTATTGCTTGATGTGGTCGTTTTGTACCATCTGCATTAGTGCGCAATATATCGCTTGGCTCCTTCCAGTATCTTTTTGTTTGTCCATAAGTGTAATAAGGATACTGTTTACTGTAATCAATTAATTGTCTTCCTATATTAGTAAGCACATTTAATGTTCCTATTCCAATTGATTGAAATGGTGTTTTTTGTTTATCCATATAATCTTTAATTACACTTCCCTCTGTTGAACTAAAATAAGTAGATAAATTTTCTTCATCATTTAAAAGGGCATCTTCTTTTAAGCGATCAATAAATTCTTGAGAAAATAAAACATCATCTCCTTCATCTAATAAACCTTCCCTATCGCCTCTTTCTTGTTCTATTGTTTCAATAGTTTCTAGTATTTTTTCATTTACTTTGTTTAACATTTCGTCTGATACATTTCCTGTATATTCATTAATAAAAGTTGAACCTTTTAAATTTTGTTTTGCTAGCTCTTGTTCTTCTTGTAGTGTATTTGCAAAAGCTTGAGATCTAATTGTTTCAATAAATCTATCTGCCTCCACTTCTGCATATTTAGTTGTTAAAGTTTCATCAAACCATTTTTGCCAATTGTATGTAACATTATTTGAAATGCCTGATAAATCTTGAAATTTATTTGCCCAATCAGTTTTTAAATCATTAATACTCGTATCACCTCCAAAGGCCATAACCATTCCAAGGCCATCTCCTAATAAATTATCTGCTAATACCTCACCTAAATTAAATACTTCTTTTAATCCGCCGATATTCATTAATGTATCAAATTCTAGTTCTTGTTTTCTTATGGTTTCTAATTGTTTTATTGTTTCATTTCTTGCATCTTTAAATAAGACATCAAATTTTTTATTTTCTGTTATTTCATTTGGAGCCAAATATTTTAATGCTTCTATCTCTCTATACTCATCTCCTGCTTCCATTAAGTATGTATTTTTTTCATCTTCTTCCAAATTGACAACAGCTTCAGATAACATTGTTTTTAATTGATCAAAATCAATTTCTTCATCTTCTGGAATTTGAGGTAAATCTAAATCTTCTAAAATTTGAGGTAAACTGTCAGGATCACTTATTACTCTATTAATTAAAGATTCTGAAATTATTGAGTTTGCAAAGTCAGGATCAGATTCTAATAAACTTGAAGTATCTGCACCCAGTGATAAATTTCTAAGCATTTGATATTCATAATCTGTTGGGGCAATGTTTCGATTGTAATTATCTACATTTGTTGGAGTGTCCCCTTTATATCCTCTTATGCCATTTAAATATCCATATTTTCTATAATGTGCTTTCCAATAATTAGTTTGACCTTCTGCTAGCATTTCTGCTGCTAATTCTTGATTTTCTGGGCTTTGACTTCCCATTAATGCAATCATTTGTGTTGCAGGTAATGGGGTAAATCTAAATATGGTATCCCAGTCTCCTTTTTCTAACGCTTCTTCCCATAAATCATTTCCTGAGTCAGCAAAAACTTGATCTGGTTCATATAAAGCTAATTGACCTTTATAAAAAATAGGATCAAATTCTGTATCTACTGCTTCTCCTGTTTTAAATTTTATTGGGTCAATTTCTAAATCATCTCTCCATTGATTGGGTTGAATAATTTCATTAGCCCAAAATAATTGTGCAGCTTGTAAAATATCTCTTTTTTGTCGTTCTGAAAAAAAGTTTGATGAGCGATCAAATATACTACTATCTACATAATTGTTACCCGTTGCTGCAACAAGATTGTCTAGATCAAAAATCCAAAAATCAATGTCTTTCCATTGAACATCGTAACCCTGTTCTGCTTTTTGTTTTAATACAAGTAATCTTCTTTCTATTTCTTTAATTGCTTTTGTTTGTTGTGCTGCCAAAGTATGACTGTCAATATGCATTGCTTTATTATCATGAGTTCTAACTCTTAAATTTCCTTCTCCAGTATCTTTATCATATCCATAAAAAATCCCAACAACATCTGGATCGGATTCAGGTTGAAATTCATCAGGCAGTGCGCCCCCGGGGAATTGTTCTACAAAATCCCAATAAGGATGGTCTGGATCGTATCTATATGACAGTTTCCCTTCTCCAAATATTTCCTTTTGTTTTTGGCGCATATCATTAATTGTTTTTTGCATCTGTTGTTGATACTCTGCATACACGACATCATATGGCGTTAATATGGCTGTCGGACTTTGGTACGTTGGAGCTTGTGATACTTTGGACCCGATTGATCTTGATAAACGTTGAGGACTAATAATAAAAGATTCATCAAAATTTAAAATATTTGGATTATCATTTGTTCTTGACATAGAATTTAATCTAGGAAAATCTTTAGCACTATAAAGACGATCCGACTCAGGTATATTTTCTATATCTTCTCTTGGTGGTGTTACACTGCCATTTTCAATCGCTTGTGCTAAGTCAAAATGGCCACCATAACCTGCACTTAAAAATATCTTTGTTGCTTTAAGTTTTCCATCATTTTTATCTTTATATATTAAATATTTATCATTATCAATTTCTGATCCACGGTAAACTTGTCCGTCTGGAGCTAATACATTTGTAGCATCTCTTTGGTCAGGTGGTAATGCTGAACCCCAAGAAGGTAGATTTTTATTATATTCTTCCCAAATTTTATCATTAGCTCTATGTGTTCTTAACCAATAAAGATCGCTCTTTGCTCCATATTTATACGTACCTTCGTCAATCATCCATTTATTTTTTCTAATATTTTCTATAAGCGGTCCTGCATAGCTCATCTCTAAATTTTCTGGCATTGTAAAATTAGGTTCATATTGTTGTATCCAAGCTTCTAACTCTTTATCATTCATTACTGGGTTACCCCATCGATCTAATTCTCCTTCACTTGTTGGATCTGTGCCATATAATCTTTCCATTTGAGCAGAAAGCTCAGCTGGAGTGTTATTAAATGTAGTAGTACCATCTGGTTGAATTGTAGTTTCATCCAGGGGTAAATCTCCTTCTGAGTTTAAATCTATTTCTGATTCAGCCTGATTATTTTCTGAATCGTTATTATTTATATTTGGTATCGTTTCTTCTGTATCGTTTTTTGCTTCTTCTGTTTGTTTGAAATAATCTTGTACTTGAGCTGTTTCAGTCGAATTTAATTGTCTGCCTAACGCTTCTTCTGCTAAATCTTGTAATTGATTAATCCATTCTTCAGTATATGGACCCTCATTAAATAAATTTTGACCACCTACGTTCATATAGGGATCAACCAATCCCATTTTATTATTCTCATTTAACCAATTTAAAATTTCACCATAAACAGAAGGTATAGAAGGTGTTTGTGCCATTATGCGCTTACGTTTTTATTTATATAATTACTAGTATACTGAAAAAGATCAATTACTTCTTTTTTTATCCATTCTTGAATTTTATTTAATTTTTCTTCAGTAAAAAATTTTTGTTTGCTATACCACTCGATCATGTCAAGAGAGCCTTTATTTGAATTACAACGTTGGCAACAGGGCAATAAATTGTTACGATTACTAGAGCCAGATTTAAAACGTGGGACTATGTGGTCTAATGATGTTGCTGGTTCCCCGCAATATCCACAACAATGATCCCAGGACTTGTATATTTCTTCTCTAAATCGTTTTTTTGCAAGTTTTGGCGTTATCTCAACTAGTAGTGCAAGGGCATCGGTTTCCGTTGCGAACATAGTATTCAATTGCCATTATCTTATTTTAATATGTGCTAAATCTAACAAAAGAAACCGGGTGCCCTATTGACTTTTGTTTCCATACGCTTAGCTTATATATGCACCAGGTTTTTCCAATGTCAAGAACTCATGGCTGGGTCACCGCCAACCAAATGTCAAAAGAGCTTAACATTGATAAAAAGGAACTTTTTAAGCTAAGGGATAACGGTACATTTAATCTTGGTGCCCACTATGCTGCTTTCGATAAAATTACTTTTTCCAGAGACAGCTATCTTTGGAATAAAAATGCCGTCAAGAATGACTGGGAGAAAGCTCGGGCGTACGAACAAACTTCTTATTCAGCTTCTGTTTAGGTGAATAGAATGCTTTACGCATTTTATAAGCAATTAATAATTCAATAATATTACATTCAATTTCTTTGCATGCCATGGCTTGGTAAATTAAAAGCCATGCATTATTCCAACAGTCTTCTACATTAGAAGGCTGTTTTTCTTTTAAACTAAACAAGAAAACCCATTGAGGGTGCATGGGCCGAACAGGTCTTTTTCTAGACGGTATATTAATTGTTCCGTCTTCATTCCACTTGAATTGTTTTAATTGGTCGGGCTTTACTCCAAAGGTTGCTAACATGCCGTAAAACCATGCTAGTTTATTATTTTTTTTGCTTTTACAAAGTTTAAAATAATCATCAACAATGCGTTGATCAACAGGCGGAGAAACGTGATGAGTCATAAAACCATAAAGCGAACTTCAGTTAGGCAAAGACTAGCAAAGCAAACACCGGTAACGCAGCCATATATTTGCTTATAAGTATATACTATACATCAAGGTTTATATTCCTGATTGTTCTTATCAAACATTGTGAAATTTTCAATTTTAATATCATTCGTAGCAATATTAAATATTTTTTGCATCATTGGAAATAATATAGGAGACTGACAATTATACGGAGGTACATCCATTTTTGATAAACCTCTTTCATTTAATAACATGTTATATGCGGACATTTCCTCTTTTTCGGTTTTTAAAACTAAGTTCTGTTCCCATTCAACCATGCCCATTACACCTACTGGAAAGTCAGAAGGCTCTGGCGGAAACAAGGAATCTTTAAATTTCAATGCATAAATATGTTTGCAATAACGCATCTCATCTAGTAAAGGTGTCCAAACATCGGTTAATTCTATAAGTTCATCTTGAGCTACAGAACTAGAATCAGGTCTTGTTACTGATGTTTTATAATCTTCAAATTTTGGATAACCTTCTGGTCTTGAACCAGCTATTGATATATCTGTTGTACTTCTCAAATAAGTAGAGCCAAATTCTACATACACACCAGGATTATCTCTAGGTGTTAATCTATTCTCTTGAGTTAAATTTGTAACTTCATAATCAATATCAAATCCTTCTGGATATGTAATTTTTAAGCCTCTATTAACATCTGCTTTTGTCATTGCCCTATTATCTGTATTGCCATTGTTTTCAACAATATCAACACGACCGGGCTTAACACTTGCTATTTTATTTCTAGGGAATAATTTTTTATTACTCTGCTTAACAGTTGTTTCTAAAAATGCATAATCTCTTCTAGTAAAATCTTGACAAGTACAACTATATCTAGGTCCTGTTATTAAAAATCTACCCGTTTCAAATGGTACAGGAGAAGGTGTTAAGAAAACAGCATCAGGAGTTACATATACTGAACCTGCTTTTTTAAAAGTTAAAATACCTGTTTCTTCTGCAATGTTAATAACAATAGCTTGCATATAGCCATATCTTTTTTGATTTGCTGGATTAATAGTATTTTTATCAATAATTTCTCCACCTTTTTCTACAATTCGATCTTCAAAAATTTCAGTATTGGCAGGTTTACTACCTGAGGGTTGACCCTCTACCTCAATAAAGAAAGGTGCCGGAAGTTTATTGTCTGGCCCCCAATTACCGGCCAGTTTTACATACCAATAATTTTGATCTTCAGTTACACTTTCAATGAATAAATTCTTTCCTGTATTCGGATCTGTGAATTGATCACATCTAATAGATCCTGCATAACGCCATAATGCCCAATGTATTCCAAATTCTTTGTTTTTTGTTGGAAATCCAACAAAAGCTCCTGAGATAATTGGAACAGGATTTGTTACCGTGCCAGGGCCTACTGAATCTTCTAAAGCAAAAAATTCTAAATCTTCATACAATAAAACGTCATTATTATCTTCAAGCGCCATAAAAATACCACTAACTGGTATAGGCGACAATGGATCAGGAATTTGGTATCTAAACGGATATGTAATATCGTAATTATAAGCTTCTGCTGTAGCAATCTCATAGCCTCTGCGCCAACGCGCCCAGGCAGATTCTCTATTGGCAGTTGCAATAGAGTTTGGAACCGAGCCTTTAGAAAACTCAGTGGTTATAGCATTTACTTCTTGTGGTTTAAATTTTTCGGCTTTTGAAAAAGAGTCAAAAGAACCAAAAGAACTTCCACTCTTTTTAGGCATTTTTAGAATAGGCCACCCTGGGCGTAAACGTGCGCTCCTTGTGTATAACCTGAAATATTTACAGTATCTGCAAATACTCCTACATACAGACGATCTCCTCTTTCCAAGTAAATGCCTTTATTTCTCATTGGAGCAGTTTCACCTAGTCCTGTAGTGTTTCCTGCAGTGGGAATTGGTGCAGCCAATGGGGGCATAATATCTGAACAATCAACTTTATCTGTATTTGCTGGAACAGTTTTTGCAAATAAAACTTTGTAATCACCACTTGCAGGAATTGGTGTTGTGGTTCCTCGCGTTTGATAAAACACAAATGTAACAGCAGGCATATAGCCATGAGCTACACCGCTATAAGCAAAGCCATCAGCTGTACCACCTGTATAGTGAATTGCTGTATTAACACCAGTCAAAGCTGATGCACCTGTATAAAAATAATAACCATAACCACTGGCTGCAGCGGTGCCTGTAATAACAGTTGCGTCTTCAACAAATACGCTTTGTCCACTAGTTAAATACAATACATCTCCTGATGTACTTGCATTTACAGTGTAATCAGGCGCACTATAAAATTGATTTCTAACAATTGAAATAGAATCTATAACACCGCCGTTGTTATTGTCATCTTCTAAGTTGGCGTCCATATCAACTAAGACAGATGGAGCTTGTCCACCTTGGACAAAAAGAGTTGCGCCGTCTCTAGATCCTACTGTCTGAGTTGTGACTCTTACAGCGTCAAATAATGGACGATCTACAAATACTGGCTGTTTGTTTGAAGATGTAGAAGACACTTTTGATTTCTCTTAGTAAAACAATTTTAACTTATTTATCTTGATAAAAACCTTAATGGATCAAACCCTTGTAAAAAATTTGGAACCATTGGTGTTATAGGAACACCAGGGATTATTGAACTATTTTTCTTTATTGCATCCATCAAAAAATTACTCAAAAATTTGCCAGTTGATCTATTGCTAGTAGAAACAGGCTTTGTTTTAATTGTGGGTTTTGGTTGATTATCACTTAAAGAAACAATTGTTTTAGGATTTCCTAATTCCATTTCATATCTTTTTTGTAAATCTTTTAAAGATTTAACAGGTTGATCATAAAAACTTTTACCTTCTTCTGTTGGCAAAGAAGCCCATTCAGGCGCAAGAGCAGGAAGAACCTCTTGTAAAGATGCTCCTTCCATTATTTTGCTAATAGGATATCTTTTATCAATTAAATAACTTGCTGCAAGATCTTGATTTGTTGGACCAAAATCACTTAAATTTAATGCTTTTTGTGCCATGCCCCATGTATTAGGCATGAATTGATATGCTCCTGCAGCGGCACTAGCATAACCACCTGAACGATTTACAACATCTGGATGTTTACTAAAGTCATCAAAATAGTCATATCCAAATATTGTTTTATAGCCTTTATCACCTGTTGTTCCTTCTGCGTAACGAATTGTATTCAAGAGGGCTCTTCCTCTTGGTGATTGAACAAAACTAATGTATTTATCTTGGTTCATTCTTTATTTGCCTCCATGAGTTTTTTATATTTTTGCATAAAATCTTGAGCTTCGATTGCTAATTCTTCTTGTTGAGCATCTCTTTGTAATGCTTCTGGAGACAATGGAGAACCTGCAAGCCCAGGGAAATTAGCTCTCCATTGTGCTAAACCTAAATCAGTTACTCTATTTAGATCTTGTTGTGTTCCTTGTTGTATAGCTGCTTGTCTTGCTTGATCATATAAATTATTACCCGCAATATTGCCCATTTCCTGTCCGGGGACTGAAGGAGCTGTGACAATTACTGGCGCGTTATTTTGTAAAATGAAACTGTCACTAAGTTGTGAAAGTGAAGAAGTATCTACTGCAGGAGGAACAGGATCTAATACAGGAGGAACAGGATCTACTGCATCTTGTAATTGTTGGCCAAATACAGTATTAGCTGCTTGTTCAAGTGTTATACCTTGGGGCATAGTTGGTTGAACTTGTTCTAAACGAACAGGAGGACTAACCATGTTTTGATATTGTCGTTGTAAAAATCCAATTGGATTTGCAAAGTTTTCTTTAATTTGTTCGCCTTGAGGTGTACGAAGATATTTTCCTAAAGCAACTGCACGTTCCCCTATAATTGGTCCAAGTGTAAGTCCTGTCCCTACAGCTCCGCCCATTAAAGCCATAGGTCCACGTAGAAGACCTCCGAAATTTCTTACAGGTACATTTCTTGGTAGACCACCTTTCATGAATTGCCTTGTTAAGGCAGGATCTCCAACATAAGGACCTGATGTTGGAGCCGGACCTGTAATAGTTGGTGGAATAATATTACGAGATGTAGGATTTCCGATGGTTGGTGCCGTGACACCACTACCTAAACGATTGATAGGATTTGCTGGTCCAACTCCTCTTTGTCTTGCTGCATCGATATTGAGAACCCCTTGTGCTCTTGCACGATCTAATGATGCTCTTCCACTTGGATCACTAACGATATCGCTAAGAGCACCAGTGGCACTGGTTGACATCTGACCAGGATTAAACCCTGCAGGAGGTTTAATTCCTAATCTTGCAAAAGCATCTGTAAGAAATCGATAATCTTGATAAGGCATTGGTGGGCAACCTCAACGTAAATTGTCTCTTAAGTACAGGCGAGAACCAACAGCAGTGTCAGCTGGTCCGGGTAATGCCTGAATAAATTCAGCACCAGATCGATCAAACCGATAACGCGCCTGGAATGGATCCTTGTAGTTTGGAACGTACAGGATGCCAGCAAGACGATTGGTTTCGTATAAATAGATTTCATCCCAAACCTTTAAGGCTTCCTTGGCATTACTAGATCTGATCGTTCTATCAACGTCACCTAGAATACTTTCGATTCTTGTTGATGGTGAAGTTGCAACTTCTGTCTTTTTCTCTGCCGTATCACAACGACTAATTTGTATTGTAATTTTATCGTAAAAGAATGAATCAGGAATAGTGTTCATCGCTTCTTCCAAGCGGGCATAATCACCGGCTGGAACAGAAACAGTAAAATATCCTAAGTGATATCTTACTCTGCTTTTATCAAAATCTGATAACTCCACTAGTTCTTGACATCCGTTTTATTATTATACTCTCACTAAATCAGCAGCAAAAACCGCTCCCCAATCTACGCGTTTTATTTGCTTCAATTGTTCAAGATTTGTGAATCTTTCTCCTTGTAAACTCATTTGTAAATCTTTAATTTCTTTTGCTGTTTTAATGCCAATCCCTTTAATATGATCTGCAATCATTTGAGGAGTTGCACCGTTAATATTTAAACGCATATCAGGGGGAAAATTTCTTGGCTCTTCTTTTGAAGCCTTATCTTTTACTTGCAATGTTTTGACTTTTTTTGTTGCAGGTTCATCTGCTTTTAATTCTGTTTTATAAACGTGAGAAAGGCGACCGTCCTGGTCTTCGACCAGGAACCAATCGCCTTCATCTAACTCACTAATAATTCTAACCCGAGCGCCTGTTTTAATATGTTGATAGAGCATGAACCCAGAATGATTTGTTCTGGTCCATATTCTAGCCTAACAAATTAACTTCAGGAAACAGTTCGGTTGGCTAAATATTCTTCAAGATCAGAGTAATCCGGTGCATTGTCAGGAACAATGTAGCAGATTTCTACAAGCAGATAACCTTTTAAACCTGCGTTGTAATCAGCATCAGAGATGTAGAAACCACCGGAGGTACTAGTTCCATTGGCTGTGCCTTTTGCAAACACTTTCATGGTGGTTGCATCAGTTGCTTCGTAATGAACCTTGCCGGGGGCCACACCAGTTGCGCCGGTTGCAGTCAGGAAAGGATGAGTACCGAAAGCTTGGGAAGTGCCGGAGAAGAAAATCTTCGTAGCAGCATCGCCAGAAACAGTAGAAGTCAGGTTAGCCTGAATAACACCCTCGCCAACCCCAGAGGCAGCAGTAGGACCACTGGAATCACGGCCGAAAGAAATGACGTTACCAGTAGCTGCATACACACCTGAAGAAACACGGCCATCGTTCCAGCCTTGGGCTACGGAGATTGCGGTGCGGTAAACGTAAGCAGGTTGAGTGCTGCTGCCAGAGATCACCATACCGGTGATATCAGGACGGGTATCGTCGTTTCTATAGGGAGAAGGAACGATCACATTGCCAGTTGCAATAGCGTCGCCTGAAGCAACAGCCACTTCAACATAGCCTCTTTGTTGATAGTAACGATAACCAGGGGTGGCTAAAACAGAAGTAGGACCGCCCTTGGAAGCGTTGTTGGTGCCATCATCGTTGGTATCAATGTTTTTATACCAACCGTTGAGTGCTTCTACCCAGTTACCAGGGTAAATTCTTTTGGTGGACAGGTAGCTCATTTATGGTCTCCTATATAAGGTTTACTAAAAATCAAAGTATACCGTCATCAGCCACAAAGCTGAAGCCAGTGGTAACGAAATCCTTATTCAGAATTTCAAAACCAGCATAAAGCTGCCAAATCAGGATGATGAAGCGGCTGAAGTCATCGTTATTGTTGATGAGAACCTGAGCATTAGGGCCGCCAACGCCAACGCCAACCGATTGAGGACCGAAGAAGAAACCTTGAGCAACTTCTTGGGAAGAAAATGCACCGCCATCATCGAAAGAAGCAGTGATGTTCTTGGTCGGGAAGTTGGTAGACTCGAAGAACTTAACACCTTCAAACTGGACACCAGTAGGCATCACAGGCTCGCCAGCAAGGAAGTAACCTTGACCAGCCTGGGGACCCATGTAGAAGCTGGAGTTGTTAGGCATCATGGGGTTGCCGCCCATGTACATGCCCTGCCCGGGATTGCCTGCATAACGAGCAATCTCGCGGAAGTCGGGATCACGACGCAGGTGCAGCATAAACACGGGATCGCAGATGCAACGATACATACCATCAGAGAAGGTAGGAACGTTACGCTTACGCAGATCCTTAACAACATTCAGCAGGTCAGTACGCACAGAGAACTGCTGAGTTTGAGCGGCATATTCAATAGCAGTGTAGGAAACACGACCGCTAGAATCCTTGACTTTGCCGCCAGCAAAATAGTAACCGCCTTGGCTGGTTGAAGCAGCGCCATTAGCTTCGGCTTTGGCCAGTTCGTCGATGAAGACGCGATCACGCCAACGACGATAGTCGTCCAGGAGCGTCAGAGAACCGATTGACTGGTGGAACATATTCAGATTACCGGTGTCCAGCAGCAAGCGCTGAGCGGTAATCAGGGTTTCACGAGCAATCTTAAAGGTGGAAGGTTGGGTGGGATCACCCGGATCTGCGGGACCGGTGTATTCCTTCAGCACAACAAGCACCTTCTCTTTGGTGATGTTACGGCTGTTGGCGGTACCGATGGTCTGGTCAGCAATACGCTCGCGGCTGTCCTTCGTGCCGGGGGCACCCCAGAACTTGTAGCGATCTAATTGAACAGTTTGACCAGGTTGGCGTGAGAAGTCGTGAACCACAACCGGCTCAACGGCCATTTCACAGATATAAGCCGGGTGGGGACGATAAAGTTCCGCACCTAGAATCTTTGGGAAATCGTTATCAATGAACACTTTAGTTTATCCTCCAGTGTCTCAGTGTGTGTAATTGATCAAAAGATTAAGACCGTTGTGTCTATATCTATTGAAATTTTACCAGGCGTTAATTTTAGTAATAGCCTAGCGTTGTTTGGGCAGCTCTTGCCCCCCTGGTGTTACTTGAGCCGTAGTTTTCAGGATCAATAGATTGTTGGAATCCAGGTACACCTAAAGAACCTGGAATAGCACCTGCAGCAACACCTCCTAAACCAGCAACAAGTGCTGATGCTGGAACTGCCATACCTGCTATGCCTTTGCCGACTGCTCTGTCACTTAAGTTCATTTGAGCAATTCGATCAGCAACATTAGTTGCTTGGTTAGCCAGTTGTCTGCCAGCTGTTGCTCTGATGCCTTTTTCTCTATTTGCTGGTAAATTTCCAACCATATCTTCAAGTCTTATTCCGCCTTGAAGAATTCTTTCAGTTGCATCTTTTTGTGCATTTCGTATGGCAGGGGCATATTTACCAGCAAGTTCTCTAGCTCCAAGTAAACCAGCTGCACCGCCTAATGTTCCAGCTACGCCTGCTAAAAATGCGGAGCCAGGATCTTCGCCTTGCATTAAGGCGTAGCCTCCTGTACCTATGCCTGCAACAGCTGGAATACCATATTTAAGTAGGCCGCGCATAACCTCACTCCATTACAAACAATTTGTTAGCAACAGTATTGGGCTGAGCTTGATTAAGGATCCTCCAGGCTTGCTGAGGATCTCTATTCATTTGTTCACTAAAAGTATTCCAGAAATTCTGGGGTTGTTGAGGAGCAGTTTGTGCAGCTGCGGGGGGAGCAGGGAACTGCGCCGTTGCACCAGGATTTACAGGAGCTGTCTGATAACCAGGTGTTTCTAATTCACCTTCGTTTTCGTAGACAGGGCAAGGACCTTCAGGGCCAAAGAATTTTAAAGTGTAATCGCTGAGAGTATCAGGATTGGTTAAAATCTCGTTGTAAGCAAGATTTTCACTGTGCTCGTTAACGGCAAACTGAGCATACCGATTTAAAAGCATGCTTTTTGCATTGCTTTCAAAGTGCTCGTTAACACCAAACGCAGCCCAGTTAGTTAGTACCTCCTTTGCCTTTTGCCCCCATGCCAGGGCGCTGTCTACTATTCCTTCCAGCTGGAGGGCGTACTGGTTTAGTACCGCTGGGGCCTCTACCCCGTACGCTTCTACCACCTGGCGGCTTTCTGGGCTCAGATTCAGCGAGTCCGCGACCTGCGCCAAGTGCTCCGGCGAGGAGGTTTGGGAATAGCTGGGCGAGAATGTCGGGTTGGCTTGCGAGGTCTGCGTCGCCCAACTCGGCGTACCTGGGTTGCTGACTCCGTAATTGGCTGGACTGTACGTTGCCGGCGCTGAGGGTGCTCCCTGGAACGGGGATTGGACTGGACTGCTCAGGAGCCCCACCACCCTGTTGAACGCCGATTCCCAGGGGTTGTTGCTCCCCGGTTGGGATTGGGGGGCGTACTGAGTAGGGCTGGATTGGTAGCTGGTAGCCGCCTGAGCTGGGGCGGGCACTGCCTGCGGATATTGCGTTCCGACTTGATAATTGATCGGTCCCTGAGGAGCCTGCTGCGGGGCGGGTGCGGCGTATTGGCTGGGGGCCACGCTCGGGCTCGTCTGTGGGATCGATTGGACGGTAGCGTCCTGCATAACTCATCTCCTTTTGTAACGCTTCTAGAGTTCGATACAGATATGGTGTTAAATCCAATCTGGGGTCCGCAGCCATTGGAAGATCCGGTGATTGCGGGTGGGGAGTCTGCATCATTCCCCCTACTAAGCGAGCAAATGCAGAGTAAGCACCCTGCAATTCGTTCACCATTCTGAATGGGAACCCCGATAACATCGCGGCCCGTTCCTCATCCGTTTTAGCAGGAAAGAGGTATTTCAGTGCTTCAATACTATCAACACCTAATTCTTGCAGGTTTCTAACAACAATTGAATTGTTAAGAATGTCTTGAGTTGTGTCTTCGTAGACAGGCCCAAGCCATCTCCATAACACTGTAACATCTCCATCAGGAACCAAACCTTTAACTCCCGGTGGAATTAACTGTGTTTTGACACAAGCAATCATGATTTGTTCAACTTTCTCGTTAAACATTTGCATTGCTTCTGCATATAAATTTTTTGCCTCTTCACTTGAATCTGGCGGCAAATCAATTGGTTTTTCAATTCCAACAGCAGCAGCAAGAGTGTCTCTGAATAATTTTTCTTCTTGAAAAATAATCAATTCTAAACAACGGCAAATACCATGCTCATAAATAGCATTCGATTTTTTCTTAGCGGTTGCAGCAACTCGACCAAATATAGATTTATATTCAGTTGCCGTTACACTTGCAGAAATTGATAGCTCGTCTACGCCGCCTAAAGATGTTCTTATTTCTTCTCTATATTGTCTAGCAAATACATTTTGATCGCCTGTAATTGCATCAGGAACAATGTATCCAACTCGATCATTAGGTTCTAAATTAGCAATAACTCTGGGAACGCGAATTTGTCCATCAACACCACCCCTATAGATGGGATCAGCTTTAAATTTAGATTGGCTTAAAGGGCCTAAACCACTAAAGCCTGAATTAGCTGCAATAGATGGTCTTTGAACTGCACCACCATCAGAACCAGATTCCATTAAATCTGTTTTTGGTCTAGAAGAAAGTAAGGTGGGATTACCAAAAAACTGAACATTTTTACGCATCGTCTTAACCATTTCATCATGAATGATGATGTGATTGGCCAATGCATCAAACTCTCCTACACCTTCATTAGAAAAACCTTTGGGATTGTTTAAAATTTCAACACAAGGAACAAAACCTAATGTGTTTTTAAAAACTTTGGTCTGACCTGGAGCAGCGGTAACTGGCATATCAAAAGACAATTCTCCATCGCTATGTAGTTCTTCTATTTCATTAGCTTTAATAGTCAAACGAATATATTTTTTAGCTCCTTGTGCATTTAAATAATTCTTACCTGACATTTCAGATATATTTACATCTTGATTAAAACCAGTACCTTCTTTTACTTTATAGCTATAAATGATTACAACTTCATCAAGCTCTCCGTCTGTTCCGTAATAAGAGCGGTACTCATGTTTTCTAAAATAATATAAACGATAATTTTTTTCTGTTGGTCTGATATAAAAAATACCTTGTCCGTCACATAAAAAATATTCCCAAATAGAATCTAGCCTTGTGTCTAACTTGTTGTATTTTGCAACACGATCTAAAAAGTCTTTTCTTTGGTTTCCAAAATTATCTTGACTTGGAAAGAATTCAACACCCTGACGGATGCCAAATAATTTCATCTGAGCAATATGAGACGCAACAATACCTGTATCTATATTGTCGCCACCATCTTTTTCAAGATAAGCATTAACAATTTCTTGTAATCTGTTTTTTGCGTCCACTTTATTGTCTATTTTGTTTTGTACATTCTAGCAGCTTTGCTTGCCTTTTTTGCTTTTTCTGTGTTAGGAACAAATTGTTTTCCTTTACGGCTAGCTTCTTTTTTCTTGTTGTCAGTTTCTTCTCTTTCCTCTTTAGAAAGCTTGGCCCATGCTTTCTTGGGAAGATAACGCTTGGTTGTACCGTCTTTTTGGATTGCTTTATCTGCCATTATTTTTTATCCATATACTTACCAGCAAGCTTAGTAAGTTTTTTGGCTTGGCTAGCGTGCATCTTTGCACTACCCCTTAACTGTTTAGCAATTTTTTCTAAGTCTTTTTTACCTTGTTTCATGATCTTTTCTCCTTGGCTTTTTTGGCTGCAGTAGCTGCTTTTTTTGCTTTGCTTTTCTCATACTCATCTTTTGTTTGCCAATCTTCCTTGCCCCATTTCTTTAATGACTTTTGCTTTTTGCCTTCACCACCCTTATATCCACCACCAGCTTTTTTATATTCTGACGCGACTAGCTGCGCTTTACGCGCAGACCATTGACCCGGTTTGCCCCCCTTGGAACCAGCTTTAATACGATTAAAAATTCGTTTTCTTAATGCTGGTTTGGTGTATTTACTGTCTTCTTGAGCCATTAACTTACACCTGATTTAGAGTTGTATAAAATAAAGGCTGTGAACTCAATGGATTTGAAGTACTAGCCATCATGCCAGCCATATTGCCTACGCCACCCGGCAAACCAAAACTTGTTGTCGCAGGTGGAACAATCATATACATCTGTTTATCTAACTCTTGAGGAGTTTTATCAAATGGCAGAAAGGGTTGATTATATGGAGTCTCACCCCCTCGGATTTTAAATCTAGGATCTAATAATGGGTTTTGAGCTTGCGCTACTTCACTCCCCCCAGGAGCACCAGGGACATTGAGCATTCCCGCAAAGTAGTTAGCCATTTTTTTCTTTTTTATTATATTACATGATTATTTATTATAACGTCTACGCCAGCTGGCTGGTGACACTAGCGCAGCTAGTAAGCCCCGCAGGGAAATTATCATCTATTCATCAATCACTTCGTAACCGGAGGGGTCATTTAATTTCGTTATATGAATCCCTCCTTCTTTGATTTTGCAATTCAATATATCGCCTTCCAGCCAATTTAAATTGTCGAGTAAATCGTCGGGAAATTGCAAATAACACATCCCACTTTCATCTTCAAGAACTTCTAAAACATGCATTTTTCTACAGCTTTTCAATTAGCTTATCAAGCTTTATGTTAATTTGTTTAAAATTATCCTGCATCTGTTGCATTTCTCTTATAAAATCTGCTTTTAGGACATATTCTATTGGCATTTTATGGTACATATAATTAATATGTTCATCTAAATCGTCTACTCGTTTTCTTAGTCTTTCGATGCGTAAATAAAAATTATTTAGTAATTTACTAGCTCCCCACCCGCCACCTGTAACTACCGGGACCGCTACACCAATAATTAAAAGCAGGAGGTCTGGTCCCACAGAGTTGATTTAGTTCCTTCTTTTATATTATACTCAATAATCCAGGTGTAATTTTCCTTTTCTAGATAACCCATTAACTAACCAAACCAAGGCATCAACACAATCATCATGGCTGCTAACACCAAAATTAGTAAGCTCTTCAAATAAATGTGTGAAATTTCTAAATCTATTAAAAATAATTTTTCTCTCTTCAAACATTCCTATAATTCCTCTAAATCTTGCTAGTTTATCGGCGCGGAAGCCTTTAACTGGATGCCAAATAAGATTATGAAGTCCTTCATCATTTAGGCAAATTCTTTTAAAGTCTGCTTCCAATGAAGCCTGATACTGTACTGCCTCTGACCAAATATCACAATTAGAATACGTCGGATAATAATTTTGATTTTCGTCTAAACCAATAATTGACCAATCATTTAACAGTTCTTTTAAGGCATTTAATTTATCAATATTACCCATTACCCTTAGTCTTCGATAGTCAATAATATGAATGCGATCATCAATTCTTCCACCCAAAACCATTACTGTGTAATCATTTTTTTCTTTCATACCAGCTGATAGGTCAATGCCCACGCCTAATGTATCGAATTCTGTTGCAATCTCAGCTTTTACAATTAGTTCAGGAGCAAGGGATAATTCTCCGACTCTGACAATTTGATTCATATATTGAAAAGAAAAAGCAACTGGTGCTTGCCGTTTTTTTTCTTTTAAATAATCTAATGACCACATCTCGGGCCAATAAGACATTTCTTCTCCTGTTTTGGGGTCTGTTTCAATAGCAGATAAAACAACTTGTCTCCAGTTGTTTTGTTCGTTAAATGTTGTTGCGTGAATATCATCGTGTCTAAATCTAGTTCCTAAGCAGATTGCTCTTCCACCTTCAAACATGGTTGGTGCAATAACTGCATTCCAGTTATCGTCCATTGATTTTCTAATATCTGGATTAGCAATATCAGAAGCACTCTTAATACAGTCATCAATAATAACAAGATGAGAACGCTTTGAAGTCACCGAACCCTTAAGGCCGGCTGCGCAAAGGGTAAACATCTCATCGCCAACCGTATCAATACCTGCAAATTTGTGGTCAATTGACCAATATTCGTTACTGGTTACATTTTTTAATAAACGAACTTTTGGAAAAACTTCTTGATATTTACGGCTTTCAATAATTCTCTTGATAGCAGCTGATTTTGGTCGCGCAATTTCGACCGTATATGAAAGGTACAGAATCTGCAATGGCATCTTTGCAGTCGTATGGATTCCTATAGCCCAAGCAGTAAATAAGCCAAGTACAGTTGATTTTGCAGATCCTCTGGGGCCTAACAAGTCAATGTTTGGTCCGGCTATTCTTTTGAGACATGTGCTGTCTTCATCTGTAACAAAATGCCGATGCCATTCTTTATGGTGTGCTGCTGGGGGTTTATTAGCTACATAATCACAGAAAAAACCAAAATCAGATCGTGCTTTTTCAACTGCTTCTGTATCGTTAGCTTTAGTAACAGCAAAGTTTTTTGCTGCTGCTCTTGCATTGCGTCGATATGCAAGATGAAGATATGAAGGCACTTTATTTAAAAGACTACTTTAAATATAAGTTAATCTTTTGATTTTTGTTTCTTATACTTACGAGCTTTTTCTAAAGCGGCTGCACGCTTTTCCTTTGGACTCATTTCAGATCCATCTTCTTTTTTAGCGTTCTTTTTCTTAAAATGAGCAAGAACTTCCGGGGGCATTTTTTTAGACATTAGTAAAAAGAACCTCTTTTGGTTTCTACAGGAGTGGTATTAAGACTTAACATATCTGTTAGTCTAATATCATCATCCGCTATTTGTGCTGGTTTGTTTGTATATTCATCAAGAAACTCTTTTATCGCTCTAGGTTGCGGCTTTCTAGTTTTTCTTGGAATTTCAATATCAGGATTATTATTATCAAAATAATCTTTATTTAATTGGTAGCCTCCAGTGGGGGCATTAAATGTTTCTCCTGTTATTGGATTTGTAATTGATGTAAATGCCTGCGACCTAAATAAATTTTTATCGGGTGCAGATACCCATTCAGGTATTTCTTCTCTAAAATTTCTTCTAATATCTGGAACATTAAATTCAACAGGATTAAAGTTTTGCTGCTGCTGTTGGCTCACAACACTAGCATATTGTTTAGCGCGATCTTGTTGCTGCTGCAATAAAGTATTTTGACTAAACTCATCTATAAAAGATGAATTTGGTGGCATAAAAACATTTTCCTGATCTGCAGTAGGCTTATATCTTGCTATTGCAGGAACTTTGTTTCTACTTGATGTTCTACCTGCACCCATAACTTTAAATGTTTTAAAAATATTTTATCACAATCCATAGTTGCTGTATGGACCTAAATGTGCTTGTGCAGGCATTTGACTAAGACCCCCTGGAGTCATCCCTCTATAGCGTGCATTGTAATCTCCTTCTCTTTGATATAAGCCGGGGCGAGGAGTTTGCGTTGGATCTCCTCCATAGCTTTCCTTGCCGAAAGACATGCCGCCTATCATCTCGGGCATTGTATTATAAGAATTTTGTTTCCTTATATCATTTTTTCTTTGAATAGCAGCTCTAGAAGCAGCTCTCGCTCTTCTTAAGCGATTCATATCAGCTGCATTCATTTTTTATAACCCTATTAAAGTGTTTTATCAATTTAATCAATATATCATTATCTATTCTTCAAGCTGCATACGTGCCCATACACTCATGCAAGCTTCTTTTAGAGGGTTTTCTATTGGATCGTCTTTAAAAATAAAAGTTAATTCTCTAATAGCACGATCAGCTCCTGCCATCAATAGACCTTTTTTATCTTTATTGTTTGTGTATTGTTCAACTTGATTAATAGTACCGCGTAACTCTTTTTCCATGGCTGCAATCCTTGCAACTCCACTATCTCTTTTGACACCAAAATCTTCGATATCAGCTCTAAGAAGTCTAATGTCTTCTTGCATGTGAGCTATTTCTTCTAGCAAAAGCTTACGATGATCAGGTTTTGGATAACGCTCTTTGACCCATTCATCACATGCTGAAATACAGCCCATGTAGCCCAAAAAACGAGCATACAAAAAGCACTCTATTATAGAGTAATTATCCGAACAAAAAGAACAGAAAGATTCGTGTGTGCTTGGATCTAAACCGTCAGCCCAAGAATCAAAGACTTCAGAATTTGTAGCCCTCTCGGGCTTGACGGTAGTCCCTTGCTTCATCTTTCTCTGCGAACTCTTGTTGTTGTGCAGCAGTCTTACGTTGTTCGCCAGCTTGATCTTCTAGTTTCTTCTTGCTAAATTCGTAAGCAACACCAGCTGCCTGGCGATATTTATCAATATCAAACCAGTCATCCGGATCAGTAGAGTCAACCGGATCATTAACAAGGCTGGAGCTTGCCATTGGTCTTTAGATCAGAAGTTAGTCATCATGTTGGCGATACCTTGAGCGAAGATATCTTGACGACCCAAGTTGGAACGTTGTCTTTGCTGACGCATTTTAGAACCTTCCAGCTTCTCCAGTAGGGTTTCAAACTGAGAAAGATCCTGACCGGGGGAGTATTGACGGTTAGCCAGTAAATTCAGTAAATCAGCCTTTTGATCATCTGTCAGATTCGCGTCGCCGGTGACGCCAGAAACAGCTGCCGCGTAACTATTGTAATTACCGAAAGCGCCGGGGGAGGAGGTCATGTCTTGATAAATTAGACTAGGAATATTATAACAGTTAGTAATTTAGTTTATCTAAACCCATTTCTCTGTATTGTTTCATCTCTTCCAAACGTTTCAAAAGATTTTTAAAACGATCAGCATCAAGAGAATACTTCTCCATGGTTTGTTTTGTTTCTTCTGAATTGTTTTCTTCGTTATTCATCAAAATGCACTGATTATTGTATTCATTAAGCCAAACTCATTGTTCATTTTAGACAATCTCATTTGGGCTTCGTTGTTTAGTTTATTTTGTTCTTTTCTAATATTACCTTCTAATTGTGCTAAACCAGAACTGTACAGAAAAGAATCGTATGCATTCAAACGTCCTTTAGCCATTTCAATGGCATCTGATGAACCTTCAATTATACCCGTTTTAAAAAAGTCAGGCGCTTTAATACCGGTTAAGCCTTCAAGTTTTTCTGCATCTTGTTGCGAAGGTAAAAAACTTGCACCTAAATTTAAACGATATTGGTTTGTGTATATTCCATCTCGATCTTTAACACCCTCACCATATTTAGCAATATTTTCTTGCTGCTGTGCAGTAGGCTTATCTGCTTTATATTCTGTAAGTCCTTTAATATAATTTTCTAAATCACCTTTACCTTCTGATTCCCATGAATCAAGACTATATTGCCCTAAACCAAGCTCACCGCCTCTAAGCCCATAATCAGTTTCTAACGTCTGTAATTCACCTGTGGTTGGATTCCGCCCTAATAAATTTCTCCATGTTCTGGAAATTTGATTATCACGAATCTGCGGTGCATATTCTGCTTCTACATCACGAAAAGTTTGAAAGTCTGCATTGCTCATCTCCATGCCAGGATACTGGCCATAGAAACTCTGCATTCTTGCAGCAGCATCTGCAGAACTAAGTTCACCTCTTTGAACTTTCTTGCTTAAATCATCAACAAGCTGTCCTCTATAGTTCTCACCAATGCTTAAATACTGTTTATCTTTTTCCCTTATATATTGCTCAGATTGCTCATATCTTCGATTTGCAGTAGCAAGTAATTGATCTTGAAAATTTCTTTGCATATTAAGCATTTCTCTGTCTAGCGCACTAGACTGACCCACCAAATTGGTCATCCAATTCATTAACCATGCATTAGATTTAGACATTTTCAACTAACTCCTGGGAAACGAAGAGGTACGCCTGCAGCAAGTTGCATGCGAGCTTGCATATCTCTAAGATTTTCTCGATTTTCTGCTCTTTTTAGTTTAGCAATATTAGATCTTGCCTTTTCTGAACCACGTAACAATTGCTCAAATTCAGCCATACTCGCTTGTCGTCCTGCTTGTTGCGCTCCGCCAATACCACTTTGCAGTAAACCGGTGCGTAAATTATTAGCTGAACTAACAGTAGATAAACTGAAAGGCGCTGTAGCGTTTAAAACATTAGTGCTAAAACTCATAGCATCACGCGCCCTACTTCTATCCATGCCAGCTTGCATGCCAAGAAGATTGCCAAACGCTGCCATTCTATTATCATTTTTAATAGTAGCCATCAGGTCTCTGTTAGAAGAGCCCTGCAATATTGAACTTAAGCCACCAAGGCCCATGGCAAGGCCAAAGGGGCTGCTCACTGCACCACCAATGCCACGTAAAATATTACCGAAATTAAAACCTCCGCCGCCAAAAGGAACTTGTGCCATCTGTATTAATTATTATTATTTACTATCATAACCTATCTGAGACCTACTTGATATCCTTGCATAAGGCTACCAGCTATTCTCATAGGTCCTTGTGCTTTATACATAAGGATACTAGGGTCACCACCTTGAATATATGTTTGGAGGCCACCAAATAAAGCATTTGCACCACCCATCAACAGGTCGCGCTTAAACTTTTTATTTGCTGCACGAGATGCATATTCTTCTTGTATTTGTGCTTGTGTTTTCATTAAACCAGGGAGAGCTTTTATATAATCAGCTTGTTGTTGTTTCTGATCCTTTCTTTGGTTTTCAAGAAAACTAATAAACCTGTCTTCAGTACTTAATGGACTAATTTGACTATTAACTGATGGTGTTTTTCCATAGAAACTACCGATATTAAAAGGAGCTTTTTTATTAAGTGGTGTTCCAAAAGCATTTTTAGTTGATGGTGCAAGAGCATTGGATTGATCAACAGTTTTTAAAAAACTATCAAAAAACAATGAATTATCAAATCCTGTTGCGTTAGGTCTTTCAGCAATAGTAGGAACTGTAAAATTACCCGAATTAATATTACTAGGATATTGTCCTGGGAAACGGTAAGTGGGAATCCCTAAAAGTCCTGCAAGATTTGTATTGAACATGATGTTAATTACCTCAAGGCTGCGGCGTAAGGATTGCTAGTTGCCATGGATGACAGGATTTGTGCAGAAGCAGCCATGCCTTGTCTAGCCAGAGCACCTTGGTTTTGAAGCAAGGTTAAACCAGCATCAATACCATATTGCTGATTCATCAACTGAGCAGTTCTATTTCGGTCTAAATCTTTACTTCTTTCTATTAATGGACTGATTTGATAATTAAACTGCATAGTTGATTGATTTGTCGCTCGAAGAAGCTCTTTCTGTAATTCTAAATCTAACTTCTTCATTCTTTCAGTTTCTCGCAGCTGCTGCTGAAACTGTTGTTCTCTTCGTTTGTCTTGTCTAGCAGCTTCATTAAAAGAATACGTTCCAAGGCCAAAAGGAAGCTGAACTTGCTTAGCTACTTGTGTTTTAGGAGTATTAGGAGGTCCACCTGCAACGCCTTGAGCTATATTTGAAGCAGCTGTACCACCCAAACCGGTGCCTAGCATACTACCACCCACTGTAAGTGCAACTTTTGCCCACGGTGGGATAGGTAGGCCCTGAACAGCACGTTGAGTTAAAAACTGACCGCTTAAGCCACCTA